TAACCTCTTGTATGTCTCTGTTCAATTTCTCTTTATCTTTAGCAAGAGCTTTCATCTGGTTAGCATGAATTTTCTCAGAAACTGTAGGTCTAAAAATTAAAGCTCCTGATGATTTTTGTCTAAATGATTCTGGCATATCAATAAGTCTCCTTTACATAAAAAATAACCCCTATATGCCTAGTATAGCATATAGAGGCTATTCAACTTGGTTGACTATTTGTTACGTATACCAGTTAAAGCTTCTTCATCAGTCCAACCCTTATAATGTCTGTTACGTACAGTTGCATAATTCAATCCCAATTCTTTACACCACTGTTTGATGGGCTTAGTTTCTCCCTTGTAACTCATAGTCAAAACTGACGTATTTACTTTTGGGTCTAATGCTTCTTCAAGAGTGGCTCCGGAGTTCAATCTAGATTTTATTGTCATCTTGTTAATACCTGTTAGTTCCCCTAGTTCAGCTAAGGTGTACTCTGAGCCCTTCCAGTTGTAAGTAACGGTATTTCGTCTATTTCGAATCTGGGTTTTAGCATCTACCCATCGACAGTTATCTGGTGAATAACCTTTGTCATTGTCAATTCTATCAATAGACAAGTCATCGGAAAATCCGTTAGCTATAGACCAATCATGGAAAGCTTCAAAGTCTTCACGCCATTCGGGACATATATCTATACCTCTCCCACCGTAATCTTTGTAACTCGCATGGTTTTTGTTGTAACACCGTTGTTTCATAGCATCCCATGCCCGGAATAATTTTGTGTGTTTTCCATTCACCTTAGACAATCCATGTTTAGTGGCTACTTTTTTAAGCACATCCGTAGAGTAACACCCGCAACTCTTTGTGCGACCACCTGTTAACTCTGAACCCCTGACGAGGCTTGTCTTCCCACAGGAGCATTTACATTCCCATATGATACTACCATTGGTTGCTCGTTCACCCGAATCTTTAATGACAGTCAACCTACCAAAAGTCCTACCCATCAGATTATTTCTAGTACACTCTCGACATCCTTTAGAATTACCCGACGTAAGAGAGGAAGCTCGTATGCTCTGTTCTGTTCCGCATTCACATTCACACCACCAGTGGATTCTGTCTTTAGTCTCATCTATATCAACAACAGTCCATTTTCCAAATGTTTGTCCAGTTAAATCTTTAAATTTTCCCATGTAAAAAACCTCCTAAATGTATAAGTAAATTATACAAGTAGGAGGTTACGATTGTGTTAAAGTCAGATTACAATGTCATTAAACTTTACAGTTTAGGACTATTTATCTGTCATGTTACACATCAATCTTTTGACCCTCGGGCGCAAAAATGAGTTCTGGGTTGACATGTCAAGACGGAACTTAATGGATTTAAATGTTCCACCCGTATTAATCTTCTCAACGTAATCTACACGAACGAAATCTTGCGTACGTTGTGTTGTTGTAGGCTGAGTAGTGAATGTCTTCCATGTTTTACCTTCGTCAGTACTGTATTTTGCAACAACAGTAGTTCCAGCAGGAGTAAACTGTTCGTAAGACATTTTAACAGTGTTGTATGGAGCCTCGGATAAATCAATTGTACGAGATACATAACTACCTTTCAGAGCAGTTAAGAATCCGGCAAACATAATATCGTCTAATGCAAGCATTGGAGAGATATATTGATTTGCTTTGAACGTTGCACGAAGCTTAACTTCACGAGCAATCTGGTTAACATCTAAGTCTACGTAGTTCGCAATTGGAACCCAAGGCTTGTCGTTGACGGTTGTTCCGGAAGGTTCATTGTTAAGAACAATCTTCATGTCCCATTTACATCCTGTATTCGCAGGAGTTAAGTATGTGGACATAAGAACCACACGGTCTACGTTGATGTTTCTCATTACATCAAACTCCAAGACAGCTTCTTCGTTAAATTTAGCTGTGTACACAGTAAATTTCAAGTCAGACATTTGGTGAATAGACCATGCACTCGCATTAGATGAACTGTAAAGCACACCTTCTAAGTAAGGGTTAGAGTTCACGCTTTGTGTTGGGTCATCAATTCTGTTTTGTCCCATTGTAGCAATCCACATTGTGTATTTATCAGAGTCAGTAATGAATACTAAGCAGTATTCTTGACCTGCTTTACACATCAATGGGTCATCAAATGTAATCTTAGTTGCTACACTAGCATCGTCAGACACTTTGATTTCAGAAGGTTTTAATACACGTTCCGCATAAACCGTTTTGTTTGGTTGACCGCCTTCTGAGATACCACGTACTTGACAGATAATGTTTGTACTGCTATCCTTAGAAGCGAAGAACACATCGAAGCTTGTAGCAATACGGTTTGTATTGAAGCTGAATGATTGTGCTAATGGGTCAACTAGGTTGATTGTTACGTGAGTACGGATAATAATGTCCTCAGTAGTTTTCATTGTTCCTTGTGCAGTGAACGTTGTACTTGCTAAGTTCGTATCATTTCGAATAGATACTTCACGAGTACCACAGCGTACACCCGCAGGAATCTTGAATACACCTTTGAACGTACCATCAGCATTTGCCATACCAGTACCCTCTTGTGAACCTTTACGGTAACCAGAAGATGGTGTAACAGGAACACGTAAGCCATCAAATGATACAACTAAGTTGTTTGCATTCGGCTCTAAGTTTTCAGCGTAGATTTCAACGTCAATTTGTCTCATGAACTCAATCATAGACTCTTTTGTTTGTTGTCCACCACTAGATAGTGTAGTACCAGACAATCCAGACTTACGATAGTCGGCTTTTAGGTCGCTCCAATTCATACCGTTGTCTAGGTCTACGTTAGATACAAGGTTCATTTCGTCATTTGTCCAAGAAGCTCCACCGTGTCTCCACCATTGACGAATAGTCATTGTAGATGTTTCCTCTTTGGTGATAGTGATACGTTCTTCTTCAATCCAGTTATCTGCACTAGGGTTTAGTGTTAGAACACCTTGTTTGTTGAACGTATTGTATGGGTTAACATTCATTGCTTCTGTAGCAAATGGTTGTCTAATTCCGACTTCTTCGGTAAATGGTGCAGTTACTAATCGTCCCCATACATGTGCCTCACTAGAACCTTCGATAATAGATGGTACAGTTTTATTAATCTCTGCATAAGGCAGTGTGATTTCTGCCGTATCAAAGTCAAAGGCAATTGTAGCATCTGGATGACTTGTATCGTATTTATCAAGAGAGATAAACGCATCTGAGAATACCCCACGTAAATAGATTGGGTTTTCTCCTGCCATCGCAGGTTGGTCAAGATAGAATACCGCTTGGTTGTATTCCATATTGTCTACACGTACAGATAATTTTTGTAGCTCTTCCATCGTTAACCGAGTGATTGTCCATTGCTTAGCTTCTGCCGTGCTTGAATCTGGGTAAACAAGCACTGTACCAATATTCAGTGTCAATGGGTCAATATGGTTAGGAGAATCTACTAAACGCATTGCGTTAGGTTGCCCTTTATGGACTGTAAAGTTTCCGTTATGGTCTAATACAATAAGGTCTTTACGAGCTAAGAAGTATTTGTAGTCTACGTTAACTAATGATTCGTCTACTGGTTTAGAACCTGTCATTTCGTTAAAGTCAATATACCATTCACGGTTATCTCCTTCACCTTTAACAGTTACTTTATAATCGGTGTTTTCAATCATTGTTTTGTTGTAAACGTATTGTACAAAGTAAGTACCTCCGGCAGGTGGTTCTTGCCCTGTAGGTGCCCATGAGATAGCTTGACCATTAACTAATTGGAAGTCTTCTCCCTGTGTATATTCGTGCGCTCCGGAACCTTCCGTCCATACACGAACAACTCTTGTTACCGAAGTATTTTTAAGGTAATCAGTACCCCCACCAACAACTCCACGAGACACTTGTTCTTTTGCAACTTCCACTTGGGCTGTTACACGGTCTACGCTAGATACAGGTGCGTTACCTAGTTTGTTTAAACGAGTTTCATTACTGTAGTAGAAACCTTCGTTATTGATTGTTTCTAAATCACGAGATTTATCAATGTCAATACGAGTAGTTGTAGGTTTGTCTACTTTAAAACCTAGTACATATGCACGTCCAGAGTCAATAACTAATTGGATTTTGTTATTAGGGTCTGTTGGGTGTACTTCTGTATACATATCAAATCCACGTACACGATAAGAACCAGATTCATCATAAGTACGTTCTGCTAATACTTTATTGATTTTGTCCATTTCTGGTGTATCTGGGTTAATATATAATTTACCATTCTCAAAACGATAAATGTTTGAAGCTTCATCATCGTTTACTCCTAGTACAACTGTTTCCTCTAGACGGTCTGCACCTTCTGAGAAATGACTAGGAACGCCACTTGTTTGGTCTAACAAGGTTGGGTCATCTTCTGCGGTAATTACCTTTTGAACAAGTTTAACACCAATGTACTCAGTACCTCTACCTGTGATTTCAATACTTTGTTCGTTAAAGTTACGCATTTTACCACCAAGGAATACTTTACCTTTTTTAACAGTAAGTGTAGTTCCTTGAAGGATATACTCCATACCTGTTTGAATATCCCCATCACTGAAAATAGCTTCTGCTACGTTAGATAACGCATAGTTTTGCATAGATTGCATTTCGTTAAGCTCTGCTTGTTGTAATGGGAAATCGGGACGAAATAAGACCCGGGTTCTGTTCTTATCAGGGTCAAAGCGGTCAAGGTAGGGCGCTTTCTTTAAATCGTCATTTGTAATTTCTTTTGCCAATGCTTATCATCCTCTCTTACGCTTTTAATGTTTTGCCGTTTTCCATTGTAACGATAAATTTTTCTCGGATTGTTACATCGGCAGTTCTGTTTTGTTGTTGTCTGTTTTCAAAGAATTGTAAAATACCTGCATTTGTTACCTCGCTAGGTAATAGTGCATCTTTATCTACACCTGTTTTTGGTACTAGGTCAGTATGGAGTCCTACTTGTCTAAATGTACCTAAAGGTAATTCGTCACCTACGATTTCAGATTCGATATATACCATCCATGCTTTTTCTCTATAAGCATCCTCATCTGGTATCAAAGTAAATTTGCGAGCACCGTAACTGATTACTGGGTACTTGTTCTCGTCATCTGCAACGTATTCACGACATAGAGATGCTTTACTTACTTTTTTGTAACCGACAACTTCTTGTAATGTTGAAGTATTTGGGTCAGTAGCGGGTGGAGCATCTTCGTTTGTCCAAGGTGAGGTTTTACCGATAACTAAGTACATGCTGTCTTTTTTGTTTTTAAGTTGTAATGAAGCATACACTCGGGAATTATTAGTTGCAATAGCCACTTTATAACCTCTTTTCTTCTATGGTTTCATTAGATAATATAGCATTCAATTAAAAAATAGGGCACAGCATCGTGCCCTATTTATATTATAGCATATTATTATGCTATTCCTATTTAGATACTAGACCATGTATACGCATTAGGGTCTTTTGGTGATTCTTCGGATGCAGTTAAAACTGTACCACGATAAGCATAGGAATCAATGTTAGGAGTTCTTGTATCCCCTTCTTCAATCTTAAGCCAGTCAATTTGGACAGCGCCCACGGACGAATTAGGTACTTGATAAATTGCAAGTCTATTTGTTACACCGGCATCTATAAGAGCTTGACCAACAGTAAATGTCTTTTGCCAAACATCAGTTAACCCTTCTACCGGGGTCATTGAACCTACACCTGTTCTTCCTGCATCCAGAAAAACATTAAATGTTTGTGTTGATGGTTTCGTAGCTTTCATGGTTAATGTATATTTTTTACCTACTATATAAGGTTTCGTATTTGCACCGCTATACACTGCATATGCACTCGTTTTAATAGGGAACACTGTACCTTTGTCTTTAATATTCTCACCCAATGGTACTTTACTCAAATAATATGGTGCATCGAGTAGATTTGGCTGATATGGTGTGGCTGTTGAGCCCCTTTCTAGCTTAATTTCATAGCTTAGCTCTATTTCACCAGATAATCCTTCTTCTACTAAAGTTTGAAAATAGTATCTATTTGGGTTGACTAATGTACCTGTTGTAAACGTTTTTGTGTAAGTTGTAAACTCTTCAGTTAAGCTAGTACTATCCAGGATTAATTCTCCAAAATTGTAAGTTGTGTCATTTTGATTTAACCTATACCTTAAAATTATACGCTTACCACTTTGTGGTACAAAATTTGAAGATTTACGTAGAACATACGTTATTGTGTAGGTAGTGTTTGGAAGTACAGGTGTTAAATAATAGGCACTATTTTTGTATCCTGCCATAACAAATAAATTAGTTCCTGAGGTCTTATTTATTTTTAAAAATTTACCACCATCACTTATCGTCCCGCCACCTGCTTGAATAGCAAAATCAGAAAAGGAGAGGTTATTCATTAAATTCGGATTTCCACTATAATCATAAGCACCGAAGTCGGTGCTGTTTGAGTATAGGGTGTGTCTAGCTTTTACAGACACACTACAAGTAGCACTAATGGTTCTGTCTTCACCGTACACGGTTGATGTGGTTTCCCCGATAGCTACTCCTGTAATATTACCAGAAGTATCTACAGTAGCAATCTTAGGGTCTGCTATTTCCCATTCTAAACTTTTGTTAGTTGCATTGGCAGGAACAGGAGTAGCAGTAACTTTCGATGTTTCATCAATACCTAGTTCAACACTTTCACTAGAAAGAGTCAGCCCTTTAAGAGGTATTTCACTTAGACATTCTACAGTACTCTGTAAACCAACGCTGTATCCGTCACCTAAACGATAATTGAATAGTACATTTAACATGTCTAGTTCAACTGTCACATCTTTATCTGTTTCGTTATCAAAAACGTAACGAACAAATAACAGCTTGTAGTCGTTTAAATAGTCTGTGATACGGTTTGCTACTAAGTTGAATGTACGCATACGTAAGTCTAAGCTATCCGTGTTTAACTTATGCCATGCACTCGTAGAAAAGTCATATAGTTCAACCAAGAAATTAATTGGTGAACTTGGACTTACTAAAGCCTTAAGTGCTGTAGAAATGTTAAAGTTTTCAAACACAGTATTTAACGCTTGGTCTTCTCCTAAGTCAGCAACAAGTTTTTCAAATTCTGTAGCATAATTTTCTTCGATAAATGTTTTAATGTCAAATATCATATATGCCTTTTTATTTGTTACATCCCCATTTACCGTCCATGTATACTTAGTCGGGTCTAACGTAGGTGTTTCTGTATCTTCTATCAGAGAGCCTACGTAGTCGTAGGAATCAATGTTAGGAGTTCTGGTGTTGCCTTTTTCAATCTTGAGCCAGTCAATTTGACATGTACCTACTGTTGATGATGGATATTGAAAAATACGAAATTCTTTAGGCACATTTGAAGCGATTTTCGTTGGTGTGAATGTTAGTGACCATACGTCTATCAATCCCTCAACTGGCTTTAGGTTTCCAAAACTAATAACCCCATCATTATACGCTATAAATGTTTGACTTGCGGGTTTTTTTCCTTTAAGCGTGATAGTATATGTTTGACCTAATATATACTCTTCTTCCATGTTAGCTTTATACAAAAGATATTCACTGGATTTGATAGGAAATTGAATAGCTTTATTAGCAATATTCTCACCCAAAGGTGCCTTACTCAAATAATATGGTGCATCTAGTAGATTTGGTTGGTACGGTGTGGCTGTTGAACCTTCTTCGATTTTGATGTCATAGCTCATTTCTATTTCCCCAAGTATCCCCGCCTGAGCATAAAATTGCATCCAAGGATGGTATGCTTTTGGGCTAAATGTTGAAGTAGTTCCAGTAACACTAAACTCTTGCCACTCCTGAGTTAGTGAAGTACTGTTAACGTGTAAGTCTAACGGCATCTGATTAGTTCCATTATCAACATACCTATATCTAATCAGTATTTTTTTCCCGTCAGCTGGACTATAGTCAACTCCAGCTCTAAGTTTAACGGTCATTACAAGCCTTTTATTAGATGGTAGCCAGTTAGCTATACCTCTTTGTTTATAGTATAAAGCCACTCCCCCGTCTGCTTCGGTAGATGTCTTAGTATATTTAAACGAGTTTTCACCCTCAGAAAGTGTTCCAACGGAAAAATTTTGATTTGCCAACAAGTCGTATGATAACTTACTTAGCAAATTCGGATTCCCACTATAGTCATAGTCACCAAAGTCAGTGCTGTTTGAGTATAGGGTGTGTACATTTTTTGTTGCAGGTACTTGAATAGAAGCTGTTCTTCCGTCTTTTTCTTTTGTTTGATTGTACATGTCAGAGCCTGCTTCACCTAGAGTTGTTTTTAAGTTACTCATAGAATCAGTAGCTTTTGGCGTGTAATCAAGCAATGTGGTACTTGCTAAGTGAACATAGCCTCGTCCATGGTTAAATGCCCCCGCAAGCACGTCTTCTCCGTTTAGCTTAGAGTTATTTGTGTGGAAGATGTTATTCCCCACAACTTGTGTTCGTTGGTCAGACAAGTTAATGTTACCTCGTAGGTCATAATACAAACCGTTAAGGAACTCTAATTCTGTTTTATTTGTTACGTCTAAGTATACATAAGGACTTTCTACAGTTGTTTTATTCTTAGCTAAGCTTGTATCTAGTCTTAGATAGAATAAAACACCCGCAGGTTTGAAAGCCTTGATAATCTCTACGATTTCAGGAGGAAACGGTCTGTCAATTGAAATGTCAATAATCGCAAAACGGTAGTAATAACCCATTAAGTGGTCATCACCGTTTAATTTAGATTTATTTGTATAGAAGATATTTCTCCATGGTTCGTAGATTTGAATAACTGCATCATTATCATTAAGAAAATCTACTAGCGCATCAATGATAGCAGGAATTGTACCACGCTTAAGAAGTAGTTCCCGTATGATACGTGCACGATAGTACTCATCGTCCCAACCGTCCTTATGGTACACCCCGAACCAATCTCCCCAAGTGTCTAGGTACGTATCTGTAGCAGACTCTAAGGAGGATTGTATTTTACTAGCAATGGTTTCTTGCTCTGCCTGTGTTAATTCGTAATTCAACGCATTTAACACAGCGAAATTCGTGTCATCGTACTTCTCCGGACGTTTATTTCTTCGCAAGAGTGGGTGTATGTTTCTGAAAAAATTACTCACAATGTTACCTCCTAGATTAATTCTATTGTTACGTCTCCTGCACGAATGATTTCCTCGTCTCTAATATCTAAGTTACCATCCAAGTTATTAATTACGCAGTCATATATTAAGTTATCATCAATGTTCATGATAGCCTGTAACAAGTCAGCTTTCACTAATGTTTGAGATACTGTACGACTGTTTAGATAGTTTCTGATAGTTAGTTCAATTCGTTCTTCTAGTGCAGTGTTAATTCTGTTTTTATTATTAATTGTGATTGTTACATCAATTGGTACTGTAAGTTTGACTACAGGGAACACATCTAGTTTAATTCCCGCAGGTCGATAGTCTTCAATAGCTGTTTTGATTTTAGCTAGTGTTTCACCTTTTAAGTCCCCGTTCAAGTCATGAGCGTAAATACGTACATAACCAACTTCCTCTTTGATATACACACCGGATACTTCTTCTACTTGTCGTGTACCGTAATCTAAAGCTTTAATCGTAGCTCTACCACGGGACTCAACAAAAGCATGGAACCTTTTCTTCACAGATTCAATACTTTCTTCATCTGTACCAGTAAGTATGTCATATTCATTATACACTTTTTTCAGGTTAGAGATGTTGTTAATAACCCGATTTATTCTTCCTTTGGCAATGTTACCTTGGGAACCAACTGTTGTACAGTAAACCTCTACCTTAGCCGTAACAACTCCGGCAGGAATCACATAGTCTTGCGTGGTTTGAAATGTCAAGTTACTAGGTGCACCAGACAAGCTAGAGTCAAAAGTTGTACCTGTAGGGACATAAACAGGGGTTTGTGTTACAGTATGGAACTCTAGAGTCACCATACCGTAAGCTCGTTTGGCTTCACGTTTTCTAAAGTCGAAAGCATTTAGTACCCCCTGCTCAATCCCCCATAAAATATTTTCTCTTCCTAAAATGTAGTATTGTTCAAGTTCCATTGATACAGCTTCATAAATGGAACGAATCGTAGACCCTACAGAGAAGTCATTTAACTCATGAGTATTAATCATGGTTACGTCAATTAGTCTACCTAAAATTTCTGAAATTTTCTTTAGTCTCACAGGGATACTCCTTTCTACTCTATCACAATTGCGCCCACACTATCATTTTGTACTACAAATTCAAACTGGTCTTTTGTAGATTGTATGGTTGCTCTGTAGTTCCCTACATAATGGTCTTCTTCGATATAATGACTAACTAATACACACTCAGCTACCCGAGTGTCTTTTAACACAGTTTCACATACTTCTAAGCTAATCAATTTCATTTGTTCAATAGTTGTTTTGCCAAAAAGTAGGTGTAGGTTGCTACCATATTCTGGATGTAGCATTAAAGACCCCTTAGCGGTCATTAGACGGGAGATAGTAGCTTGCCTTATATTGTCTGCTCCGCTAGCCGTCTTAAGGTCTCCGTGCCCGTTATGGGTCAATGAGAACACCTCATCACTTGTCCCATGATTTTCATAGTATTCTGTCTCACTTGTCATGTCTAAATCTCGACCTAAAGAGAGGCTAAGCAAGAAGTCCATGTCTCGTTGGTTTAAATGGTTAATATCCGTGTCTAACAGATTAGCTTCTACAGGAATCACTAAAGTGTCTCCCGGTGTTGCTAGGTGTTCGATATTAGCCATCTTCTCCTGCATAGTATCTACTATGTATGGATAAACCAAGGAGTTATACTCAGCAATCTTTATCCAGTCATTTACAGAACCTGTCTCCATTTGAGCAATGGATTGCATGGTTTCTCCATAAACGATTGTATGTTTCTTATATCGTGCCATTTACTGGTAACCCTCCTTGAATTAATGGAATCTGTTCTTGAATATAACCAAGGGCAATATCCATAGAGTGTAAATCCATTACAATATCAGTATAGTCTTTTTTCTCCCCTAGATAGTCCACAAGATATTTTACGTTTTCACGTGTTTGTTTTACGTCAGATTCATTAATCATTTTGAACATCTCAGGTTTTTCTTCAATTGCATAAATCAAAGCAAAAGATTCAAGTACTACGATTTGAGCTAACTGGTAAATGTCAGGAGCTGTTAATCGTAGTCCACTCTTCAAGAACTTATAGGTTAGTGAATCCTTAGATAACTCTTTATTTGTTTCACTAATGTTATTGTCTTTCACAATATCCAATAAGGTACTAGATATTTTATTCACTCTTGTGTGCGGTGTGTAAAATCTAGAAATAAAGTTAGGTTGGTCGTCTATGACATTACTAACGACATCTCCTTGCACATTTACGTTTAAGTAACGAAAGAATCTTAGCAAGTCCGCAGATTGATATACAGTTGCCATTATTGACCACCTCCGTAACCAATTAATCTTTTTAGTTCAACTAAACCGTAGTTATAGGCACCAGATGTACCACTAGGGTTTACTGCTATATTTGGCAACACAGAATTTTTATACTGTTCATGTAGTATCTGTGCAGGTGTTCTAATTATACCACTTCTTGTGTCTTTGTCTTTGTCTCCTACACTAGGATTTTTGTTCCCAATTTCTGGGTTTACTTGGTCACGTTCAGCAGGCTCTCCCGCTTTTCTTAATACAACTAAACTTAATGTATAAGTAAATAGTAATGGCTGTTCCGCAGAACGTTCTATAGTGAGACCTTCTGGGGCTAAGTGAACCACAAAGTATTGGTCATCTGTAAAGTTATAGAACTTCATTTCCACTTTCGGACGGTTACCATTACCACCTTTATTTGCGTAGTCATCTATCAAATTAGATAGTTCTCTTAATCTATCAGCACCGTTCATTCCTCTAGAGTCTTTTCTAAATCCAGTTGTACCAGAGAATTGAATGGTTTCAATATCTTTACCAAAGTCCTCAGTGATAATGTTAGACTTTGTTTTAAAGATTGTTACACGGTGTGGTTTACTGTATTTATACTGAGTTGGGTTAACTTGAAATCTATACCAACCTGTGTTTGGGTCGTCTCCAACTTGAATAGCAATTCTTTTTAATGTTCCGCCCATTCCATCTGATTGTCCCACACTTATCACGTCCTTTCGTCCATTAATATAGTACAATTAACTAAGAAAAAAGAGGACAGCCTAAGCCACCCTCTTCCTCTCCCCGAGCATTATAGGAAGAACCCAATAGCTAGTCCTGCGACTAAGCCAATGGAAACCCCCAGTGTTAGAAAGACTACTCGGGTGCTTGTTCTTTTTTTGTCATTTCGTCTACAATTCTTTGTACATCTTCTCGAATCATAGCAGGAACTTTGTCCATCGTCCATGTTTTGGGGTCTTTCATGACATACGTTGCATATAGCATTGATAGGTGTGGATACACAGTTATCACCTCCTTTAAAGTTAACCTGTAATCATGCTTGACAGCATATTGATTGCATCCATTAGGGCTAACTCATTTAACTCTACTTTTTGTTTTAGTTCTTTGTTTTCTTTTTTTAGCGATTCAATTAATGCTTCTGTGTCTTCTACCCATTCATCTTTAACAAAATCGTATTTTGGGTTCTTTAAACTTTCAGGAATAGGTGTAACAACACAGTCTGGTGGTACTGGGATGCCAATAGGTATCTCGTATTTTTCATACCAGTTTCCTTTTTCATTCTTTATTGATAAAATTTTGTATACTGTGTACATTTATTTTTTCTCCTTTCTATACAGGATAATTATCGTTTGTAAAGTATACCATTGTCCCTCTATACGTATCTCCGTTTGGATTGCCTGCTCCAATAGCAGGAACTATGACAAAACCTTCACCACCTACATATAAACCAACAGTCTTACCTCGATAGGATTGAGAGCTTAATGTAGTAGCTCCTCCAAAATTCGATGGTGTAAAACCTGCTGGTGGTTTAGTTAATACTTTCCAACCCTCATCCTTCAATAAATTAAATCCTACACTAGCCACTACTAATTGACCCCATCGAGAATAATTTATATAAGCCGATTTAAAATTGGCAGTACTTGCAATGTTTTGTTCATAATAGTATATACTAGACGTAGTTTGATAGCCACTACTATTAACTTTAAATAGCGGTCGTGAATCTTGATTAATATATAAACTACTATCGCGCATGTACATGTAATCATAATCATCTAGGTTATTAGAATTTATCGGTTTACCGCTCTTAATAAAATGTAACCCTTCTCCATGGTTATCCATTACATCATTAGAGAAAAATATCCCGTTTAACCCAGATATATCACTATTGTTCATCTGAATACCTGTTTTACCTGAATCGTGATATCTTTCAGGTTCAATTTCAACTACACCATTAAGGTTACGACTTTCTCCTGTACCTGTTAAGTTACCAAAACCTACAGATTCACGAACAGCATCAATAAACATGATAGGTTTTCCGGCGGGAATATTTGCTTCCTTAGAAAAACTACCAAATTTATCCTTAATAGTTAGACGGAAATTCCAACTATATTCGTTAGGTATCTGAACAACAGTGGTAGGGACAATAACTTTAGTACCATCAGTACTAAAAGTAACGGGTGTTTCCGAACCCCAAGTATCAGTCCCTGCTCGTTTTGTTGCATAAGTTACAGCAGTAACTGCATTTTTATTTACTCCTCCAATAGTAACAGGCGCCCAACTACTTAGTACATTTAGTTCGGTGGCTACTTCAAAGTTATTTCTACGAGCAATCGTGTAAGCAACATCCGGATTTGTATACGGATATACTTGAACTGTTTTCGTCCATGAAGTACTGAACCCACGACTATCTAACACAGTAACAACTAGTGTAGAAGCTGTTCCTTCATTTGGTGCTCCAATATCAATATTAAATCCAGAAGCATCATAGTTTGCTGTCTTAGTAGCCCCACCTAAAGAGGCTTGAACGGTTTTAATCGTTGCATATCCTTGACCTGTGGCAAAGTTAGCCGGGATAGTTACTCGAATATTGGACTTACTTTGTAGGGCTACTTGGTTACTTCCGGTAACGTTAGTAGCTTCGGCACTTAAATCAGTATAAGTAGGTGTTCCGTTAATTACAGGTAGGTAATCTTCTTTAGGAATGGTACAATTAATATGTTGTCCAGTCCAAGGAGTTCGATATTGTACCCCATTATAGTAACTGGTTACTTTTATTTGTCCCCATGTACCAGCGTTATCCGGAGAAGCTTGTAGAATCTTGTCTACATATTCCTGTGTTAACGTAAATGTCATTGTATTAGCATGAACATTTGTTGCTACAGGAATTAGTACACCGCTGTAGTCAAATACACCAGTATATTTAAAGTTAGCATCAGATTGAAAATTACTTAGGTTAACTGTAATTTTTTCCCCAACTTTAACTTTTAAGTTACCACCGGAAGCTTGCGCATTCATTGGGGGCTTTATTCGGAAGGTTCGTTGTTGGCTCGGCTCAGACTCGTTTAAACCATTCGTCCAGAGCTTCACCTTACCTACCCATTCGGTGTTTGTACCCATCCTCTTGAACATTTCAGTAAAGTTTCCAACACTAAAGTTAAACGTACCACTTGTACCTACATTTGTTATATCGTTTAACCAAACCCAATGGGAGTCATTTGTTAATGTTGGGTTAGTTCTATTTGCGACCCATACACTTAAATTGTGAGTAAAACTAGAACTTTGTCTAGTAATATTTACGCTTAGTTTATTCGGAATATTTAAATCCGGAACAGGGTTCAAAGAACTCTTACGTGGGATTCTATCTAAATAGACCGCAAATGCAGGTATAGTAATTGTTCCATAATAAACTCCTGCAAATGTTACGTTTACAAAGTAGCTACCGGTAATAGTAAATGATTTGTTACCATCTGCATCATGGTTGACACGCCAAACTTTAGCTAATAATAATTTTTTCTGATATGCGTTCAATTGAGAGGTCGCATTTTCTGTTTGTCTTAGCCCATTAGCTGTTACCTGCGCTTGACCTACAGCGGAGGCATACATTGCACCATAGGCATCCATAGATTGCAAATACAACCAAATACTTACATCAGAATAGTTACCTGCAATATTTTGAGAAGCTCTCCATTCTAATACAAGTCTATGTCTTGCAAAAGCTGTATACTTGCTACCGCTTATAGCCATTTTTTCACCTCATTATTTTGTTTCTCATAATATAATTATAGCACAACACAACAAAAGAGAGCCTTACAGGAAAGGCTCCCCTCTATTTGTTATGTGTTAGACACCATAGTATGACTAACATCCCCGGAAGCTACGAACGCCCAACCAATCGTGTTGGTTTCCTTGGAGTTCATCGCAAACACGGAAATAGGTTCCATAGTAATACGTTTTTCCGCCTTCAACATCTTAACTTCGGTTACCTGACCATTAAGTGTGAAAATACGTTCCATTTCTCCATTAACCCTTGCGTAACCTGAAAACTCTTGCGGAGTAATCATTGTATAACCATCTGTTTGATTATTCTTAACAGTAATACCGTTAATATCAATCTTAACGTTCGTATTATAGATTTCACTTGGGTACGGTTGCCATTTCAACGCAATGTTACCAATGTTGTACATAACCCCTGATATGATTACAGTTGCTTGTGCTCCATTTTTAACAAATAGCTCAATGACTGTATTTGGAGATTCCGGTTCAAATACAAGTTTATACAAGTGATAGTCACTTGGAATGCCTTGTGTAGCATCTGTTACTCCGACTGTGTATTTCAGCACACCTTCTTCATAGATATGTGCCCCACATTGTAAACCTGTAGTGTCTCCAAAGGTAGCGACATTCATATAGAAGGACAAAGCATATTGCAATCCTTGTTTAGCTTCTGGTAGTTCGATTGCTTGACTTAGTGTAGCATTTTGCACTCGATTTATCATAAATCCAGAACCAAAACCTAATTTAGCTAATTGGTCATTCTGAGTAGTATCTATACCAGAAGAAGCTTGCCAGAAATCAGTCCCAGAGAATCCTAGAGAGTTCTTCAACATATTAACCCCACCGGCTTGTTGAACAGAGAAAGTAAAGCTATCTTTCAACTGTTCTAACTCCGTATTAGTTACATATGGTGAGAAGTCAATTCCTGCAATACCCTCTTTTAGCAAACGTTCATACTCAGCTTGCATAGCATCTAAGTCATCGTAAGAAGCAAGGTTGTTCAAGTCTTCTGTGTTAGCCTTCTTGTCAAAGATACCTGTAAAGTCCTCAGAACCTAATACAGTATTAATGATTGCATCAGAAGAAATCTTTTGTTCTGCTTGTGCCACCCAGTCAGCAAGGCTAGAACCGTCTTCACCCCAAGGCAGGTCTTTTACTTCTTCTGGGGTTACGGCAACCCATCCTGTTTCCCCACCAACCCAACGTTTTGGTTGGTTAGGTGTTTTAGAAGAGTCTACCCAGACTAAACCGATAGCAGGGTTTGTTGGTGCTGTTGGTGAGTAAACCCAAGCACCTTCTTTACCGTTTATAGCCGTTTCGATGTCTTCTGGGGCTTTCATCCACGTTTGTGGTTTGTTACCCTCTACTAGCATAGGAGAAGACATGTAGAAAGCAGAGTTAGGTTCTTCCCCACCAGTCTTACGACCAATAAGTACTGATTTAGGTTTGTCTGCCTGTGTCTGTGTCCAAGTAACCCAGTACTTAGTCCACTCCGTACTTAACACAAATACAGAACGTCCATCACTAGAGATACCCTTACCTCCTTGACTGTTTACACTATTTACCGTAGTGTTTGGGTTGTAGAAGTAGCAAGACATTTTTGTTTTGTCTATATCTGCTTTTGCATAGAACGATAACGTATACTGAGTACCTGTTGGAATAATTGAGGTAGTCATTAGATACATGTCTGAGTATCCTGTACCTGTAGTAAAGTCATTTTTCATTACTGCATTTCCAAACAGTTTTTCATCTGTAATTGTAATACGCGTATTCCCCGGATATTTACCTTTGGAAAAGTCCTGTGTCCCGATTAAAAGGTTACGAGTACCGACAGCTATGTTATCCGCTGTGTTTTGTGCAGTATCAGCTAAATCCTTAGCTTTAGATGCAATAGCATTTAATAAATCTGTACGAGCAGAGTAGTACGTCTTAAACGTATCCCTCATCGTCTGCCCAACAATCGCAGAATTTGTTGTTAAATTTGCCAGTATTGGAGTTAGATAGGTGTTCAGTGCATTATATGCAGTACCATAGGTGGTTTTACTTACACCAAATTTATCTGCTTGAGCATCATTCTTTGGCTTTTCGGCAACAATGATTTCCCATTCTTTTTTCAAATCCAATTTCTCATTCGGAGTAACTAGATTATCATTGGACAAGTCCGCAATTGACTGATTTGCTTTAGTAGCATCTGCTTGGGCTTTGTTTGCACTGTTTTGTGCATTTGTAGCATCAGCTTGAGCTTGGTTAGCTGAACTTTGTGCGTTATTTGCACTATTCTGTGCATTGTTAGCATCTGATTGGGCTCTATCTGCTAGCTCTTTAGCTTTTACACTGATTGAGTTTAGTAGATTTGTTCTAGCTGTATAATATGCCTTAAAGGTATCTCTCATAGTCTGACCTACAATAGCAGAGTTAGTTGTTAAATTAGTCAAGATAGGTGTGATGTAGTTACTTAAAGCTGTGTACTTCGTACCGTAGTCCGTTTTGCTTACACCAAACTTATCTGCCTGAGCATCATTTATAACCTTTTCAGCAACAATGACTTCCCATTCTTTTTTCAAGTCTAGCTTTTCACTAGGAGTAACTAGATTATCATTAGATAGGTCAGCAATTGATTGGTTAGCTTTAGTAGCATCTTGTTGAGCTTTAGTAGCATCTTGTTGAGCTTTAGTAGCATCAGCTTGTGCCTTCTCAGCCTTTGCTTTAACTTGTTCTACCCCAGACTGCGCTGTATCGGCTAGGTCTTTCGCTTTTGTAGCAACAGCATTTAAAAGGTCTGTACGAGCTGTGTAATATGCTTTAAACGTGTCCCGCATAGTTTGCCCTACAATAGCCGAGTTCGTGGTTAAACTAGCTAGTATAGGCTTTAAATACGTATCTAATGCTGTGTATGCTGTTCCGTAAGCTACTTTGCTTACCCCGAACTTATCTGCCTGAGCATCATTCTTAGGTTTTTCAGCTACAATAGTCTCCCACTCTTTTTTCAAATCCAGTTTCTCATTAGGAGTAGCTAAGTTATCATTTGACAAATCTGCGATAGCTTGATTTGCTTTAGTAGCATCGGATTGAGCTTTGGTAGCATCAGCTTGTGCCTTATTAGCATTGTCTTGTACTTCTTTAATATCGTCACTTAGTTTATCTGCCACATTGTTAATGTCTTCTTGAATATCAATATCCGATTTTTTCCATGGAGTGGAACGAATACCAACTTCTAATTGTGCATTACCAAAGTGTACTTCACTAACATTTGTACCTTCTACTCGAAGTAAAATACCTGTGGTTGCATCTGTTACCTGTCTTTGAGCTACTACACGAGTTACTCCTTGACTTGCGCTAACTCTATCACTATATGAAGCTTTCCACGAACCATTTTCAAGTGTAAAAATCGTTAGATACGCAGTACCTGTTCCTACAACTTTCAAATTCGCAGAAGCAGTCAACCATTGACCTGTTTTAACTTCTTTCATTCGATAGTTAGCAAGTCCAACATCAGCCACACTAGCACTGGCATTACCAACGTCATACTGAACGCTTGTAACTGTTGCTGTTTTTGGTTTTAGACAAACCATGTCACCCACAAATTCTGTGCTTGTTGTAGAAGGAATGTAATAGTAACCAACATTCTTAATCATTAAACGAGGATACATATGGTCTCCGGAAGAGAACCCAATATAGTTGTATCCACCAATGTTGTTTAAGTCATCGTCTACTTTGTCTGCTGTGTTCTTAGCTTGGTCAGCTACTTGTTTAGCTAGTTCAGCTACACGGTTAAGCAATGTTGTTCTACGGTCGTAGTACGTATTAAACGTACTGCGCATAGTAGAGCCAATAATTACAGAAGTTTTTGTTATATCTACTAATAATGGGTCTAAATAGGATTTTAGAGCATTATACGCTGTGGTGTATTGTGTAGTGGAAACGTTAAATTTATTTGCTTGGTCTAAATTAATTGGGTACTCCGTCTTAATTTCTTCCCATTGCAGTAAGATTTGTTGTTTCTCATTTGCTGTTAACATGTTGTCGTTAGACATGTCAGCAATTGCACTATTTGCATTCTCAGCTTCATTTTTAGCATTTTCCGCTTCTTGCTGTGCTTGCTTAGCTTGTTCTTCTACTTGTTTGATGTATTCCTCTAAAGCAGTTTGGTCACCCTTAATATCATCCCATGCAGGACTGTAATCAGTTGGTTTTGTACCTACTTCGAATTTCATCTTAACAGTATCAGATTTCTTATAGCTTAAACGAGCATATACTGCATTTTCTGGTGCAACATACGTTTTATGGAAATCTCCGGAATCAGCTACAGCTTGACCAGAGATAAACGTTTTACTTGTGTCATACCATGCAATGATAATACTGTTTGTCCCTGTGTTTCCATATAAAGAAGCTACATAAGGCATTTTAGCTGTTACCTTGATATAGTTAGATACTACAGATTTATCTACGGCTGTTCCTACAGTACCGTTATTTTCATTCAATAGTCCTGCTGTTTGAGTATTGATTACAAACAAGTTAGAGCCACCAATAGACATGTTATCAATTGCATTATCAATAGCATCTTTTACTTCACTAGCAGTTACTTTCTGACTAATTAGGTCTGCTTGTACTTTCAATTGCGCTGTGTTTGTTTTAACATTACTTTCAACAGTTTCTACCCGACTAGCCATCAGGGTAATAGCTTCGGATGTTTGTGTGATTTTTGTTTCTGCTACAGTAATACGGTTACCATAATCAGTCAGTTCATCACGAGCAATATCTGTAATACTTTTCAATAAGGTAATCTTCACAGCATAGTAATCAGAGAATACTGTCCGTAGTTGCTCCCCGTTAACAACACTTGTTTCATCCATGTTCGCAAACAAAGGAGTAACAAATGTTTCTAGCGCCTTGTACTTAGCTGTATAGTTATCAGTATTTACTTTATACTTTGTTGCTTGGGCAATTGTTGTAGGGTACTCCTTAACAATAACGTCCCACTCTTTTTTCAACTGGTACTTTTCAGAAGCAGTCAGCTTACCGTCACTAGCAATATCTGCAATCAACTGTTTTGCATTGTTTGCATCAATTTGTGCCTGCGCAGAATCTGCTAAAGCTTGTGTCGCATCTACAGAAGCCTGAGAAGCTTTCTTCATCGCTTCTTCTAGACCATCTTTCAATCCTTTAGTAATTGCGTTAAGTAAGTTGATTCGTTCTGTGTAGTACGCACTAAATGTTTTACGCATAATAGAGCCGTCTACTACACTAGTAGCTTCCATGTCTTCCAATAAAGGAGTAACAAATGTTTCTAAAGCTTTGTACTTAGCAGTATATGTCGTGCTGTCTACTTCGTATAATTCAGCTTGTGCTAAATAAGTTGGGTATTCATTTTTAACAATGTCCCACTCTTTTAATAAGTCTAGCTTCTCACTAGGAGTCAAACGGTTATCACTAGCCATATCAGAAATAATTTGATTTGCTCTGTCTGCATCTTCTTGGGCTTGTTTAATAGCCTCTGCCATGTCTACGATAGAACTGTCAATCATGTCTTGTACTTCTGTTGCACTTACTTTAGACTCTACTTTACCGGCTACAATTGTAATTTCTGTTTCTAGATTTACAATTTTACCGTCTTGGACTTCTGATTTACCAGCTAAAATTTGCAAGGACTCATTTGTCTTATTAATTTCAAAAGTAGCATTAGCTAACTTTTCATAAATATCATCTAAGTTGACACTTTCTGAAATTAGCTTACCTTGTGAATAGATACCGTCTTCACGAACTTCTAAGTCCATATCCCCATTACGTAGGTAAACGATACCTTCTTCATTAATACCTAGCTCACCAATCTCAAAACCATCGTTTAAGCGTACAGTATCCCCCTGTCTACGTAAACGTATTTTACCTTCTGGTGTCATTTCAAACATTGTCCGCCAGTCTTGCTCCGTATCCATCATAGATGTACGGTATGTTCCATCTGGGTTAATGTGAATCATGAAGTTATGTGTATCAGGTTTATTATCATCGTCAAGGATACCTTGGTGTTTGAATAACACATTAGGTGCTCGACCTTTCATCGGTTCAATTAGTTCCCCGTCATTGTAATAAGATGTTCCTAGGTCTTCATAACGAGAACCGTAGCTAGCATCTGTCATTGGAGAGTTTTGCATGTCTTTTGTATCAAATGCGATAAAGGATTTACCTGAGAATGTAACTATTCGGTTACCATCTCCATCAATGCTATCGTAAGTCAGTGATGGGTACAAACTAAATTTTTGGTACATTTGTCCTGCTAAAGCCATATCTGTAGGTTCTGCATTAGCAAAACGTGTACGAGATAACTGTTTATTTACATCGTTGTTATTGTATACACTAATAACAATCGGCATATCTTTATCAGAGTTAATAAAACCTACTAGGACAACAGTACCAACGGCAATGGGGTTTACCTGACCATATGGTTGTCCTGCAAGGTTTCGTCCACCAAATTCCATTGGTAAACGGGCAGAGAATCTACCTTCATTGGCATATGAGTTTTGAAAAACTTCTTTATGCTGTAATGCTAATAAATCAACTGTATTATATTTGTAATTAACTTGGATAACTTGGGCTAGCAACAAAGTATTGATTTGTTGTCCTTCTTTGTATAATCTTTTATGTTCGGAACCTAACCCTGCCTGAAATCTACGTCCTCCTGCCAAGTTGATACCATCCTTTCTCTTGTATGTGTCTCTACTTAATATTATAGCACACATACTAGTTTTGTTTTTTACAGTAAAAAAACCTCGCTATTAACGAGGTTAGTTGTATCTTTTTACATCTCCATCGAATGTATCCCACCAGTATCCACTTGTCATATCTGACACAATGATACCTGCTGTAGGACTTTCATTCATATTACCTGAACCATTACATGCAACCATTTTTCCTTCACCACAGTAAATTCCAATATGCTCACAGTTACGGAACCAGATAATGTCTCCTGCTTTCATCTTATCAAAGATAGCAGAGTTCTTTTGACCACGGGTAGCTATTGTTTTAAGCTTCGTATCCGCAATGATACTCCATGTAGTCATCCCAGTTGCTCCACCATTCAATTCTACACCTGCATGTTTGAAACACCACCATACAAATGACGAACAATCTGTAGCAATAGGTGAGCTTTCAAATGGGTCTCTACCTGTACGCCCGCCTCCCCAGTCGTATGCAGACCTAAAGGAAGATTCTGTTTTAGAATGAGAACGCCCCCAGTTTACAGCTTTCATTGCTACTGTACCCCCCGGGATATTCGATGGGTTTGTGCTACCACTTGAACCACCGCTAGAGCCAGAATTGCTGTTGTTTTCATTATTTTTCTTTTCTTGCTCCTCTAGTAAAGCTTCTAAAGTCTTTTCACCTAACATACCTCCTGAGAAGTCTTCTGACTTGCCCCAAAGATGGGTGAAACGGTCTTTACCACCATTTTTAAGACCACGAGTAACTCCTAAAGTTGTCGTGTATCCTTGCGTGTAAGAAAAAGTGTGCTCTACGGATTCAATGTAATATTCCCACAATTCGTTATTCTGTTCGTCTACTACGAATAGTCTTCCACCTAAACGATAGTCTGGGCTACCCTTAACTACAATATCTCCACTATAAAAGTTAGGGTTCTCGCAGTACCAGTTAGCCAACCGTTTTGTAAACTCTTTTACATACTTTGTATCAGAACCAGAAACTGTTGTACTATCACTTGGGTTATTTTTTATGATTTCATCGTATCTAGTTTTACGTAAACTTTTTTGACCTACAAATTCACTAGCAATGGATGTAGCTTGATTGTCTGTTAAGTTGAACTTATTCATAAGCTCATTCTTAATAGTAGTAGTTTCTTTATCACCCGCTTCACCCTTGTAATCTTCTAAGAATTTTACAATTTTTTTATAGGTAGGTTTTTCTTTCCCGTTACCTTTGCTAGCATTCTTTTCGTTGATACCAGTTATATCTGTGAACTGCTCTTTTGTTAAGCTCTGTGTCATGATATACTGGTCAATTATTTTGTCTGCCATTGTTCCTGTGATACGTCTGTCTACTTGAAGTATTTTAGCTCGAACATTACCACGTTTCACTCTTAAGATGTCTAGTGGGTAACCACGTAAGTAATTCATTACTGTACCATAAGTCGTATCAAACGCACTAGATTCATTCGTATCTTTGTCTCTAGTTGCACGTCTTTCCGTGGCAGTATCTTCGTTATTTTCTGTATCCCCATCTGTATTTGTATCAGCACTATCTGCATCGTCACCACTATCTACAATTGCACCTTGTAAATATTTGTTATCAACTTCCAGCTTTTTATAGCCATATTTGTTAACTAAAGCAGGGAATACCTGTGGTTTAGAACCAAGCATCATAGAGTCTGTACCATAAAGATTATTTATAGAAATGTTAAAGATAGAATAGGCTTCTGTATCATTTGTTGCTACTGATTCAGAAATAACCTCTTTAGATGTTACAGTATACGTAGTTAAATTTTCCCAATCCTCTTTATCAAATGGTGTTCTACGCATAATCATTCGACATTTGTTTCCCGGTGTAGCATCAAAGAACAATTCATTAAATGGTTTAGCTGTGATGTCGTCTAATAATTGTTTTAAAGAACCCTCATAGTTAATATATGGGGTATTATCTATCAACCGCTCTGCTTCTGTCCAACTGTCTAGTTCCCACTCTAAAAAGCGCTCTAAGCCTTCTCCGTTAAAGTCAAATTTCATATATTGTAAGAAACGGTTCATCATTCCTTCTGCTAACTGACTGGCACTTCTACCTGTCATCTTAACCCCCTCTTGGGCATCGTCAGGTAACCAACCAATATCAGTTAATACAACACTAACTTCTTGAATAACACCTAGGTCAAACTGCATTAAAGCCTTAGCAAATGATTGACCTGTAATACGATACATCTTAGAGTTCTCCCCATAGTCTCCTTCAAGTCGTACTTCTGAAATTAACCCAACTAATAAAACTGGGTTAACAGGTAGGTCACTGGTTATGTCGGGATAAAGTCGTAGTACAACTGCATCGTTAGCTTTTAAAATTCTGTCCCAGTATACATCTCCGGCTAGAACAAAAGAAAAGACCGCACTATCGTCTTCCATTGCATTTTTTGTTGTTAAACTGATAACGGATTCTATCATAAATTTATTAGAAACTTCTGAATCATTATCTTTGTTCACTACAGAAGTATTAGATTCACCTGTCTGTGCATCATACGTAATATGGTATTCATCTTTTTCTGTATAAAACGCTAGGTTAAATCTAGGATAACGTAATTCTACCGCCATAATTTACCTCCTTCATTGAACTACCACTAGGCTAAAGCCTTAGTGGATTCCTAAGTACAGAGTTCTACCGAACTCTAAATAAATAAAGGGGGAACGAGTCCCCCTAGTTTTCTTAAACTCGTTTCATTTCTTTTGTAAAGAAACTCATTGCATCATCGACTGATTGCAGAATCTTACCTGCTGTCTTATTACCGATTTCGTTAGCAATGCTTTCAGATGTTCCGCCACCTTGAACGGTTACATTAACCTTAACTTCGTTCGTATTGTTTAATGTTGGTGTCTGTGCTGAATTACCGGAACCTGATAGGCTAATTCCACCTACACGAGAAGACCAGTTATCCCCAGAACCATTACCAAACAAACGGAATTTCTGTGCAGTTTTACGAGTAGCTTCTGCTAATAGTCTAGGAGCTGTAGGTTGGTGCGGGTTAATAACATATTCATCTTGTCCCGGTACCTCACCAAGTAAGGCATGTTCCGGAGAAGTGATATGTCCACCCATTGCGTGAGTCTTACTACCCGTTGGACCCCAGCCCGTACTACCATTTTGGTAACGATTATTCCATGAGTTTAGGTCTTTTTGCCAGTTACTATTGTTAAAGAACGCTAGTAGTTGGTCATAACCACTCATGATGTCATCGTGTCCGTTTACTTTGTAAGCATCGAATGTAGATTGGATATATTGTAGAAGTCCTTTAGCACCACCAGAGCCATTGAAGTTATTCTCATCAATGATTTGTTGAACAGCTTTTTCATCACCATTAGACTCTGCTTGAATCAGTTTAAGTAATGTGTCCACATCTTGGTCAGTAACGTCTACCCCAAGTTGCTTAGAAGCTTGACGGATGGCTTTTTCCCAGTCTCCACCAAAATCTTTACTTGCAGGGTCATCACCGATACCACCACTATCACTAGAACTATTAGCACCTTTAGAGTTACCAAAGATACCATTTTGATTTCTAGCTTGGTTTAATATTCGTTGTGCTCTATCAAGTAATTTTGAGTAGATGGATAAGTTAGTTGCTTCCTCAGCGTTATTCTCAGCACGTGTTTTTTCAGAAAGGACACGTTTATTCGACATGTCTCGTTCTTCCTGTTTACCGGACTTGTTCTCTTGCCCTTTAATGGTTTTTTGTCCACCTGCGGAAGTACCTGTATCTACTTCGTCTGCATAAGCTTCCTCTCCACCAAAGAACTTACGAACGCCATCTACTAAACCACCACCGGCTTTATTACCAATTAAGCTACCTCCGATAGCACCTATAGCACCACCGATAACTGTACCAACACCCGGCATAATAGCTGTACCTGCTAAAGCACCTAGTTTAGCTCCGGCAAACCCACCTGCTAAGCCTCCGGCATTCTCTCCGACAGATTTTACTTTGTCATCTGAGCTTGCAATATCAATTGCAGAACCTACTAAAGCAAGTGGTAAAGCTACCTTACCTGCCACTTTACCAACTTTACCTGCCATAGAGCCTGCTTTGGTAACTCCTGCGATACTATCAGCGCTAGCAATATTTGCACCTGCTAAGTCCTTAGCTGTGCTACCTGCATTCTTAAGACCTGCTGACCATCCACCAGTAGCTTTACCAGATTTAAAGGCTTGTCCTACACCTTTGAAGAATGAACCGCCTGCACTGCCTGCTCCGGCTGTTGTAGCTCCGGCAGAGAATGTTCCTCTCGTCAAGTTTTTAACAAAGCTAGAGAGACCACCCATAGTTCCAGAAGTAATCAAAGCAGTTGCTAAGGCACCCATACCTGCACCTAGAGCATACATAGCCGGAGGGATTCCTCCTAGTTTAGAGTTAATTCCTCGTAGAGCATCTCCCCAGTCGTTGATACTAGAAGCCTGCTTCTCAGTTACTGCTTCGGAACGGTTAGCCATACCCTCTTTAGAGTTAGCATAGTCATCTGCATTCTTCTTGTACTTGTCCTTACCAGTAGACTGGCTTTCATTCATAATCTTATTGATATTTTCTTCATTTAGATTACCATTTGCGAAGGCTTCCCACATAGCATCTATCTGGTCATTTTTTGCATTAGTCCCAAACAAATCATGAAGAGCAGAACCAAATACAAATTTTTGGTAATCTTCGCTACCTCCGGATTGTTGCACGCTTCCAATAATAGCTCCTACATTTTCCGCAGTAGCGCCTTCCTCAACTTTGCCTTTTAAAGCGTACATACCCTCGCCACCTTGGTATTTTGTACCTTTACCCAAAAGTAACGAAGCTTTATTATTCCAAATACTGTTTTGGATACCTGCTGATAAACTAGTCATTAACTCGGCACCTTGCTCACCTTGAACGGCACGAGAACCAGTTTTATTCAACAATGTAAGCATAGCCATTTGTTGTTTAAGTTCCTCATTACTACCATTACGTCCACTAAACGATTGGTCACTTAATGTTTTCAAAGCATTTAACTGCTCTTTTTCACGACCTACCATACCAGATTTTTGGATAGCTCCTAAGAAACCTTCTTGAATCGCTTTAATTTGGTCTTTACCGCTCACAGCGCCTCTACGCATTTGGTCGTTCATGAATCCACTTAAGGTTTCAGAATCAATGGGAACTGCACGTGAACCTTCTGCTAAAGCTCTAGTATTGGATGTTAAGTCTTCTTTGTTGGTAAATCCGATATTACTTAACGCATCTTCTTGGAATTGAAGCATATCAGCCCCTTTATATCCAAGTTGCTTCTCAACACCCATCGTTTGAGCTTCTTTACGGATAGCACGGAAGTCACCATTACCTGTACGTTGTCCTAAAGAGATAGTTGAGTCACGCATACCTGCATTCGCAGTAGCTCCTTTAGCGTATAAGCCCCCTATTGCCGCCATAAAAGAGCCTATACCTGCAATGGTTATAGATGGCGCACGAGAAGCTATAACGCCCGCAGTGGAGTTCCTATCCGCCTCTACTTTGACATTACTATTGTTTAACTGGTCTGTTTTAGCTTTTAAATTCTCAATAGTATCATTCAAGGTCTGATTAAATTTCTTACGAGCTTCAATCTCTTGTTCAATACCTTTGATTTCCTCTAAGATAGATGTCTCTCTGTTCTTACGAACCTGTCTATCTAAGTTTGTGTCAGAACGTACTTGCGATAGTTCTTCTTGTCGTCTACGGTATTGTTCTCTTAATTGAGCTTGTCGTTCCTTGTTTTCTCGTTGTGTATCTGAATATAGACCAACACCACCTAAATCCTTCTTCATACTTTCAGATTGATTGTGGGTCATTCTTCCTGTGGAGGTAGCTTGGCGTGCTCTATAGTTTACACGAGAGTTTACATGGTTTAATTCTTGTTGAGCTTTCTTGATTGCTTGGAGAGCTTTTTCTTGCTCGGTTAACTCTTCTCTATATGCTCTTTGTTCTTTTAAAGCTGTTTTATTCGTAAAGTTCGGGTTAGCTTTCATGCTTGCTAACTTTTGGAACTCATTTTGTGTTTTTTGGAACTCACTTTGTAACTGTTCTAGGTTTGCACGTGCACGTTTAAAGTCTGTCATGCTACCTGTAGCTTCCGCCATAGAACTTTGTTTTTCAAAGTTTCTATCGAGTTCCTTTTTCATTTGGATAAGACGTTGCATATCGGCTACTGCTTCATCTATTTCCCGTTGAGTTGTATGGAAAAACTTCTGGGTACCCTTTGCACTTTTAGAGTCAATTTTATCCATCAACTTGTTAACTTCTTCTAATTTTGCAATGGCATCCCCAGTCATTGCATCAACATAAAACCGATAGTTGTTAGCCATATTTCCACACTTCCTTTACAAAGAAAAGGTAGGGTTTTACCCTACCCTCCTATATTACAAAATCATCATCTAATGATGTTGGTTCAATTTCTTTCTCACCATTGAATAGAGCAATTGCATCTTGAATATCATCTTGCTTAAGTTGAGATTTAAACTCTAAGTTCTTACGCTCTTCCTCTAATTCAATTGGGGTTTTATCTCCCCACTTATTACCACCATGTTTCTCAATACGTTTAGCTTCTTCAATAGCTTTCTGCACATTGTTAGCAATAAGTTCATTGATTGTGTCTTCCTCAATCGTTGTACCACCTTCGGCACGGATTGCATCGACTTCCTGACTAGCTTCCCAACGAGCTTTAAGTTTAGCCATGTCTTCTTCTGTAGTGATTTCATTAAGCTTACGAGCAATCTCGGCTTCGTCATGACCTTCACGTATAGGGTTAAACTCTTCATGAGGCACTTCATACCAAGAAGCATCTAAGTCTTCGTATTCACCTTCAAGAGCAAGACCTTTAGCTCTACGTTGTTCTTCCTCAACATCTCTTTCCATGTTATACAGAATCCACTCTATTTGTTCATGTGTCAGATTTTGCCATGCAGGGTCACTAGGTAACACATTAAACTTCTTCATAATAGCCCACATGTTACGGCTATAGTTGTTTCTAACAAGGGTTTTTATACCCCCTAAACTTTCTAAATTAGAATCGAAAGGAGTTTAACCACTCCGCAAAGTCCTTTCCGATTACATTTAGGATATAGATGTTATAAATATCTTCATCTCTTTCTAGCTCTTTTGGAACCTCTACACCACAGACACGTATAGTAGCTAACGTGTGATAGCATTGGAAGATAAAGTTACTTACTGCCATACCCATACCTTCTAGGTAAGCCTCACGCATTGCTTGAATTTTACCTTGTTGTACAACGTTAGGGGCTTTGATTTTAATATCAAATTCCAATCCAAATTCTTTAAAATCATAGTGTTTTGAGAACACATTGTTAACTCCCGGAATAATTCGGTTAAGTTCTTTATGTTCTGCTTCTGCATTATGATATTTAAGTAAATTAATTTCTTCATCTGTTAGGTTTTCCCCACGGTTAATCTTTTCGATAAGCTGTTCACGAGTCATGTTAAGCTGAGGGAAGTCAACCTTGTTTTCTTTTTCAGTCATTACTTATTCCTCCTATGTCTTTCATAAGTTAATATAGCATTCTATACTTATTATAGCACACTAGTTAGTTGGCTCTATGATAGCAAAAAAATAGACCTAGCACTCCTGCTAGGTCATGTGTAAGATAAAGATAAGAAAGATTAAGTTCGAAAATGTATACCAACTACAATACCTATTATATAGATACATGTATAATTTGTCAATACCTAAAATAAAAAAAATAGACCCTGTTTATTTCTTATTTTGCTCTAAAGCTTCTTGAACTTGTTGAATGACTTCTTCATTTGAAAGAGTATATGGTAGCTCTAATAAGGTAACTCCGTTGCTTTTACAATAAGCTCGTTTTGCTTCGTCTGACTGCTTGATTGCCTCAAATACTTTATCCCCTCCGAAATGTTCAATGGGCTCATAATGTTGTATACCATTATATTCGATAGCTAATCTGTACTCCGGCAAATAAAAATCAAAAGCAAGTGGGAACTTCCGAATATCTGTGTAAATACGGTGCTCTCTTACATAAGAAACCCCTACCTTGTTTAAATATGTTTGTAATAGTTGTTCTCCTCCACTAGCCTTGCAAGTAGGGCACCAACCATGTCCTTGGAACAGTCTGTACCAAAAAGTAGTGAATTGGTGTCCTTCGGGACATGTGAGTTCCAACCGAGTGTGTGAGTCCAAGTGGTCTAGTGATTCCCACTTAAACCCTCGTTCATTAACAAGGTCAGCAGTTAGCCGAATTTGCTCTTCTTGAGTAACTATTCGCAAACTGTCCAACTTGTCGTTATGTTCTATTGCATGTAAGAAAGAACTTACTGGAACTTCACATAGGTACCCTTGGTAGTTACCAGTTAGCTTCCTACAGGATAATACGGCTTTACTTCGGTGTCTACTGTTTTTGGCTACTCCTATAAACTCAAAGCCAAATTTACTACACAACCGCTGATAATACTTGATTACAGACTCCGAGGTTAATGAACGTAAGGTAGGTTCACGCATATCCCGTATACCTGCATTTTCTATTTCTCCTATTAAACCTTCATATTTGCCTGAGTTAAACTTAAATTTAACTCGGTTGTGGGTGCCTGTGTACTCGTCTAGTATCGTAGTATCATATTTTCCTTCCCACCGAGCATATCTTTCTACATAGGATTCTGAGGCAATAGCTGTTCTCCTAGACTGATTATCAAAGTATTTAATCCACTTCCCGTACAATCCATTCCATGCAGGTGTATTTGTTAACTTACCTTCTGGATTTTTAAGTCGCATACGTTTAGTAGGTAGATAATCTTCTGGATACTCCACAATAGTATAACCCCGTTTAGTAGACTCAACGTCCATAAATCTCTTTCTTTCACTAGGCATGAGCTTGTTCATTTTTATTTCTTTACGAGCTCCTATCCGTTCTCTTTGTCGAATGTAGATAGGTTCAATTTCTGCTAAATAGCCCTCGTAACGTCCAAAGGTTACTTGGCAGAGTATTGGAGTAGCCTTGTCTACATAAGTACCTAAGGGTTCAAAACCCCACTTTCTGTATAAGTTGAATAGAGCGGTAGTATCCACGGCTTTCATATTAACACCTCTTTAACTAGTTTGTACCTATATCATATCACTTAGTTAAATAAATGTCAATACTAAAGTTTTAAAAATTTCGTATTTAGGAAAAATCGTTAAAAAATTGGAATGTTTCACAGAAAAACGATTCTAAGACATAAAAAAACGTTTCTAGGAAAAACCCTAGAAACGTTGATTTAAAGCTATTTAACCTTCGCCGAAGTTAAGTAGGTGAACTGAGTTGACTCACTAGTGATTTCATTAGCTGTGAAACTTTCACTGTATGATACTGCACTGCACCCACGGTAAGCAACAACGATTTCTTTAGTCAAGTTATCCATCATTACGATGTCGATAATGTCACGTTGAAGAATATCTTCACCTAGAGCAGTAATGCCTAAGCTTGCTAAATCTTCTTTCTTCATACGCATACGTTCAAGGTTGATTGTACCTTCATATTTCAAGTATACGTGTTCTTGTGGCATGATACTACCAATTTCGTATACACCTTGTGTACCATATTGACGTTCACCAGATGCAGATTGTGCACGTCCGATAATTTTGTTACCAATCATCAAGTAAACTGTGTTACCTGTGTGGACTGTTTGATTTCCAACGCTAGCCATCTATGTTTCACTCCTATTTTAGATTATTTTTAGTAAGGTATAGGGGGCTAAAAGCCCCCGACCTGTTATGCTGTCAAGATTTGTTGTTTGTACACTAGTTGTACAGTAATCTTGTTCAAGCTACGGATTGGCATTACAGTCAAGCTGATAGATGCTACATCCCCTTCAAGAACAACTTGTACTTCTTCTGGTGTGTAATCTTGGATTTCACGAGCACGTTTTTTCTTATCTAGGAATGATTGGATGAAGTTTTTAATCAAGCTTGCGCTTGTATCTACAACTTTAGTTCCAATGAAGTTGTTATCTAGTTCAATCTTCAATTCAGATACTAGGAAGTCGTTTGCTTCACCAACAGACATTTCATTCTTAACTGGGTCTGTTTTATCGTTGTAAGTTGTAACGTCTTGAACGATACGGAATGCAGTTAAGGAACGGTTACGTACATACTCAACAGCGATAACACCACTTTCATTAAGCATGTCTAACTGACCACTTTCGTAGATACGGTCTACACTTGTTACTGTGAAGTGTTTAAACGTAATTGCTTCACCGATTTCAAGCCCACTTGCAATACCTGCAATTTGTGAAGCCATCATGTAGCCCGGTAATTTAAGCAAACGTCCATCATCCATTTTACGAGTACCAGAGAATCCTACTACAGAAGCTCTTGGGTCACGTAAGTTTGTAGCACGTGCAATGCTTTCTTCAACTGTTTCATTCGTTCCACCACCAACAACGATACGCATAGGGTCTCCATTGTCTGTACGGTCTTTAACGAATGCTAAAGCTTCTGAATGGACAGCTTGTTTGTCTGTCAATGGTACTAAGTAGTAACCACCTTCATTAGCTAGTAGAGGGAATTTGTCAGCCCAAGATTCTGGAACTGTTCCATCTGTACCACCAGAAAGGTTAGTTAACGCAAAGTCTTGAATTGGAGTTGCACGGTCAATTTCTACTGTTACATAGTCATTGTATTCCAATTGTTTAGCAATGTCTCCGCCTAGAGCTTCAACATATTTCTCACCTGTTTTAACATCAGCTTTGTCTACTTTATCAAATGTTTCAGTAGGTACATTTTTATCTCCGATAGGGAATAATTTAGCTTCCCAGTCAGGTAGACTGTTAATTGCACTTACTAATACGTTTGTATCAGAGTAAATACCTTGCCCTAAGCTATATTCCATTACAGGAGTTTGGGAATCAGCCTCAGCACCTGCACTTAGAATAAGTTTATTTGCCTTCTTAGTAATGTTATCTTCTGTAATAGAGAAGGAAGCTTGTGCTTGGTCTCCTTTATACTTGATAGAGAAGATTTTACCTAAGTTATCGAATACTTTGTTGTATCCATCTTTTGCAAATGCGATTGTTAAACGTTTAGTATGTGTTAAACTATTGTCTTCCAAAGCAACTTGCATTTCGTTTGCATCTAAACCATAAATAGTAGATGCGATGGTTAAACCACCTTTTTTGATTTTTGCGTTAGTAGCATTTTCTACACGCAATGCTAAAATGTCACCTGCGGATGCAGTGTTCACATCAGAAGCGTTCCATGCTAATTCAATAGCATCCAATAGCTCACCACTACGTAATGTAGCTTTAGCTTGTTGGTAGTTACGGAAACGATAAACTGTATTAGGTTTACCACCTTTAGCAGAACCTACTAACATTAATATTTTTTCAGAACTGTTAGATGCACCACCGATACCAGAAGTATCTACAGTAATTTCAGTATGTGGACGGGACACTTTTTTTCTTGGGAATTGTTCTACAGCCATTTATTATTTAACTTCCTTTCCTATATACTTTTCCAAAAATGGAACAAAGTCGGCATCATCGTGCTGATACTCTCTCCCTGTCATGAATGCTTTGAAGCCTGCTACTTGATACTTACTCAATCCGTAAAGTACTTGTGCATAGCCCAAAAATGTATCTACATGAACGTAACCTTTAGGCTTTGGAACCTTTTTAGGTTGTTCCTTTGGACTCTCTTGTTTAGTCTCTGTTGTTTCTTTTGCCATTAGGCTTTCATCCTCCTTTTGGTAATAATTTCTCGTATTTGTCGGTTTAAATCAAAACTAATAGAATTAGTCACTTTATACCCGATTGTACAAGGTCTACCAAATACTACTGTCTCACCTGATTCAATTACAGGTTGCATGTCTCCAAAGTGTAATGTCTGTAGCATGTATCCTGTTTTCTCATCTAAGCTGTCACGCATCGTAATAAGAATTAATCTTGCGATGGCATCTAGACAGCGGGCAGTGTCCATATTTGTACTAATTCCGACAATGTTTACGGTATCGGAGGATTGGTACCCTTTGTAAACACCTGCTACATCCTCATCAGACTCTTTCACAGTATAAACAATATTAAAAGATTTACCTTCTAAATGTTCATTACCGGAATAATCAAATACAGGCTTGTTGTTTTCAATTCTGAAATGGTCGCTTTCTGAAAAACTAATATCTGGGCTATTCAAAAAATCAGCTACAGGCTTTGTTGTGTTCATAATTAAATCTTTTCCATTACGGACAAGTTGAACAGCTTCATTAACTATATCACCTTCTCGGTAAGTATAGCCTCCCTGTATACCACCCATTGACTTATTCTCCTCATCACTCCCACCTAGTGTAATCACATAACGAGCATTAAAGTTCTGCTTCTCCTGTGGGAAAGAATACGACATTTCGATTTCTTTCTTTGGAGCCTTACCGTCAATTGAACAGTAAGTGTTTTTAAATGTCTCTAAAGCTTGGGAATCTATCTCCTTCAAAGCTTCGTCTATAATATAGCACTCTTCTAAGATAATTCTCAGTCTTTCTTCAAATTCTTTATACAAGTAAGTGTCTAAACTTGGTATCATCTTTTACCCTCCTAAATTCTTCAATTTCCACTTCATTAACCTGTCGATGTTAGCTAACATTGTTTTACTCATATCGTCTGAGTTCACTTTACTACGGTTGATTATCCAACTGTTAGCTGGAGAATTGGCATTTACTGTACGGAACGTAACATATGTATTCCGTGTACCTTCTCCCCACTCTCTTGGTATAATTGTAACATTTTTAGACTTAGGGCTATAGTTGATACTTTGTACAGCGGGACTTTGTTTTCTTCTATCATAAAGATAGTCCATCTTAACTGTTACAGGACGACCATTTGTAGGAAAAGACCTTAAATCGTCATACAATCTTCTAGACATCTTTCTTGTCTTAATTTGAATAGGAATATATAAGTACCATTCACCTTTTTTATTGTATTTCTTCTTACTAGAACGAGCGAAGAACGGTTTTAAATCAATTACACCGCTCTTAGCCATTCTTGATTCTGTTACCTGTAAATAATTAGGCATTCTTTGGACATCAGCACCTGCACGTAACGCTTGGTCTTGTGCATCAGATAGAATCTCATCTACCATTGCTCGTGTCAGATTACCTAACATTTCTTTAGGACTGGTGAACAGTGCAGGTCGTTGTCCTTTCTTAGCCATTTAGTTTACCTCCAAAGAATCCTCCCGCACTTGAACCTGTACGTTTAGGGTCTACCATCTTAGATTCTGTTATTTCTTTTTCTTTCTCTAGTGCCTCTAGACGAGACTTCGTATCTACTTCTAATACAAAAGGTTCACTATCAACAAAGATGTCCTCACGCTTCAATAGGAGCTTTCTAGGAAGGTTCTCAAACAGTGGTTCTTTTACACCGAATTTCGTGTACTGGTAACGACTTTCTTTAAGTAAATCAATAACCAGATAACGTAATGTTACTGCCATGTTGATAGAGATGTTCGTGTTTAACAAATGTTGTTTAGGGTAAAAAGTATTCGTGCTATAGTCCATCGTAAAGTCTTTACCCTCTATAAGGACTTGACCTTTGTCACCATACACATCCTCTAGCCGTTTAACATCATAACTTAAAAACATACCTGTCTCTAATCTACGACTATTTACATTAAAAATGAAACTTTGGTATATTTCCACATCTGGGACAGTAACTCTGTCTCGGAAAGTAATTTTAGAGTCAATTGGAGTTGTACCAATAGCTGTACCAGAATCGAACAACCCCAAATCTTGGTTTGATACACCTTTTTCTTGACTTTGGATAATCATTATGTCCTTAACAGCAGGTTGATAGGCAATACCTCTTCCCCTACAAATAGGGCAATTAGAGTCAGGAGCAAGAGTCATCGGATTTCGGCATGTACAAAGCCAAGCTCGTTCCCACAGAATGTTTATACCACGGTTCATTACAAAGGTATCCATACCTTTTGTTTCAAACTCTAGTCTACTTACATTCATATATTGCTTAGGGTTACCTGTAGAACCTGAACTGCTGAAACGTGTTGGTTCATTAGCCATGAGTCATCCCTCCTTAAATAATTCCTAGGTTCATTCCGAAGTAGGAAGCTAGGTCACGTTCTAGTCTATCAATATCTTCGTCAATCTGTTTAATGTCGGCAGATGCACCACCATACATAGCAGACTGTGTTGTTTGTATACTTTCAGTTACACCATCAATTGACAAGGATTTTCCTGCAATACCGGCACCAATAATCAAACGTCCCCATTGTTGGAAGATTTCCTTAATAGCATATTTGATTACTAATTGCTCTAAATCAGCAGGACACTCCCACTCAGCGTTGTATCCACGATTCTTACGAGGTAACATACCTGCTACGTAGTCAATATGAATCATTTGTGGAGCATCTACTTGACCAGATGAAGGTGGCATACCTGCTAATTGTGGGTAGCCAGAGAATGCAAAATCATAGGCAAATTGTGTACCTGTTTGCATCATTGCTGTTGGGTACATTTGGATATGCCCCGCTAGGGTATATACTTTCCACCAGTTTGCAGGGTAACGGTAAATTCCTCGTCCATTAATTTCTAATTGTAGTTTTTCAGCTTGAATTAATGGTCGTTTAAATACATGCGTGTATAAGTAAGAGTTAAAGTCAGATTGGTGGAAATCGTGATGTTCCCCTTGAATTAAACGAGGTAAAATCGCAATATCCAATTTCTTTTCAGCTTTAGCAATTGCTGTGTCAATTACATGCTCATAGAATGTATCTCCTAATGGTTCACCTGTTTCAGGGTTAACTACAGATACCCCAAACATATAAGCCTTTAACGTGTCAGGAGTCCAACCGTAATCAGCAGGAGTAATCTTATCTAGGTCTGCAATGTCAATATGTTTTGGGTTACCATGTGCATATGGTTGGTATACATCTTGGTTTCCACCATCACCATAACCGTAATCTGGGTACATATGATGACCTCCTACTCTTTATCTTTTTTGGCTGTTTTAGCTTTAGCAGGTGCTTTTTTAGCTTTTGGTTTTTCTTCTTTTACTTCTTTTTCCTCTTTAGGCTTTTCTTTCTTATCAGGAATGTGTGTCAAATAAGGTACCTTTTCAGCTAAAGCTTTTTGATGTTCCTCTGGCAAGTTATGACTTTCTCCTAAATGGTTAAATTCAGCTTCTCCAAAAGATGTTGCCACTTTTTTATTTTGTAATACTGTAGATTTTAACATTTGTATTCCTCCATTTAATTCGTTATAATAAAAATAGGGAACAGTTAGACCGTTCCCTATTCCGTTTTCTATTCAATTTTTCTTAGTTAAACTAAGATTAGCGTTCGTTAATTACGTTTCCAGATGGAATGTATTTAACGTTCTTGATTCGTGCCCATTTCTTAGGTGCACGAAGAGCTAAAGCACCATACCATAGAACTGCGAATGTTACAGAAGCGTTCATTTGAGCTAATGGTAAACGCATCATTGGTAGTAATTCGAACAAGTGAACTACAGATGGAGTCAATTCACCTACGAATACGTCAGCAGTTTCAGGGATTTGTTGGTTCAAATCGTAGAAAGTGATTACGTTGTTTTCTGCTTTACTTGCAGGTACACGTGCGATTTGGTAGAACAATCCTGTTTGATGTCCTTTACGGTAGATAGCTACGTATTGAGGACGAGCTTGGTACATGCTGTTGATAGTGATTTCTAATTTAACACCGTCAGTAGCATTAGCAATTGTAGCAGTAGCTACGTCAGATGGAGCAGATTCTGCATCGTCAGATACTACAACTACTTTATACTCAGCAGGAGTAGCAATGTCTTCTGGACGGAATGTACCTTTCTTAGCAGTTTCTACAGTTGCTTTAACAGTAGCTTTTTGTGGAGCATTAGGACTAACCATTTGGTATTCATCCAAGATTTGTTCTAATTCCATTACTGTTGAACCATGTAATTTAATGAATCCACGTGCAGAGTTGAACCCTTGAACGTTGAATCCCATTGTTACATTTTGACCGTTGTCACGGATAACTTGAACTTGTTTGTCAAGTTGTTGGTTCACGAAGTCAGCTTGTACACCGATTGGCATGTAAGCATCAGTTGGAGTACCATAACCTTTACCGATTAATACGGAAGCTTGGTTAAGTAATGCTTCTGTTAAGCTTTCACCTTTAGCATCAATAACGTTATGTTTGTCAATTAATTTAACTAAACCGTCAAATTCTAGACCGGAGTCACGTTCTGGGTTTTCAGATAAGTCAGCATCTCCATAGAAAGAAGCCCATTCAATTGTTTTAGCAACCACAGAGATAGCATCGTCTGTTAAGATTTGCATTGGGTCTTCGATGTTGTTAACTAAACCAGATGCGATACTCATGTTCTTAGTATCAGAAACGTATTTCATGTTAACAGTTTTTTGACGTAAGCTTGGGTCAGAAATTGGAGCTACACCGATTTCACGAACGAAACGTGTATGTCCTACTTTACCGTGTGCTAAGTATACGTCATATTTAGCTACTGTAGATGTAGCAGGGCGTTTTGTGATGTCACGATAGAATGACAAGTCTCCTTCTGCCCATGTAAGCATAGTAATTTGGTCATCTAGAAATTCTCGTCTTAAAGCCGCCGCATCAGTTTGCGTGTCAGGAGTGATACCATAACCAGTTGTAAATCCTTTGATTACTTGTTCCTGAACGGGATTTAATTTAGCTTCTTGTTTTTTGTCTTCTGGCATTATATATAAATCACCTTTCATTTTTATTCCTCTCAAAGATGAGACCTGACCCTGTGGAGGTTCAGGGGGGAAATGTCAGGTCTCTCATTGGTTCTGACTATAATATAGCAGTACACCTTAAAAAAATTTACCTTTTAGTAAATTTATTTGTATTTATCAATGAATGCTTGTGCACGAGCTAGTTCGTCTTGGGATTTAATACGTCCCCATAACTGACGAATTTCTTCTAACTCACCACGAGGGGCTTGTCCGTTACTTGCAACACGTGTATATGTGCTCATTAAGTCGTCACGGATTCCACGAACACTGTCAAACAGTTGTTCTTCATCAGATTTAGCCGGAGCTTCTTCTTGTTCGGCACCTTCTACTACTACTTCAACAACGTCTTCTTGTTCAGAAGTTACATCTGCTTCCACATCTACAGATTTAGAAACAAATCCTACTGCTTTACCTTCTACAGTTACTTCACTAGTTTTATCTAAAAGAATAGATTTATTAACTTCCTCAGGTTCAATATAAATTGCTTCTCTAGCTTCACGTAAGCTTACGATTTCAGATTTTAATTCTGCAATAGTATCAGTTAAAGATTTTTGAGTTTCAAAAAGGTTTTCCATATTTTTGAACATAGCTTCGAATCCACCGACAATATCTTGGGAAGAAATAGCAGATTTTTCAACGTTTTCTACGTCTTCGGACTCATCAGATTTTTTAACATCTTCTTTGTCTTCATCTTTTTCATCTTTATCTTCTTTGTCAGCTTTTTTATCTTTCTTATCCTTTTTATCCTCTTTGTCGTCCTCATCATCAGAAGATTTTTTTTCCTCATCTTCTTTATCGGATTCTTTATCAGATTTTTCTACTTTTTCCACTTCTGGTTCAGTAGCTTCTTCTGCGACTTCGGATTCTGTTTCTGGTTTTTCATCTGATTCAGTAGGTTCGGATTCTGGTTCAACATCCTCTTTAACTTCCTCAGCTTCAACAGGCTGTTCTTCCGGCTTGGCATTTTCTACACCTTCTTCAACAGCTTCTGGTGTTTCAATTTGTTCTTCCTGTACAGGCTCTACATTTTCATCTTCAATAGATTTAGATACTTCCTGTACATTCACTTTTGAATCGAAATCTTCGATAATGTCATTAATTGTTTTAGACACTATTTTAGCTCCTTTCTACTTTCAATGAAGTTGTTAGCTTCCTGTAAGGAAACCCCTCTAGTTAATTGTAACATAAATGCACTTAACTCTGGTTCAGAGGTTTCTTGGTCGAAACTCTTAGCAACTTCACGTAATATAAACTCTTTATCTTCGGGTTTTTTACCATACAACTTAGCTACTGTCTTCACTGCATACGTTAGATTTGTGATGTCTTCTTTAAACATCTCTCTACGTAATGCTCCTGCATCTGTCTGTGTCTCAGGAGTAATTCCATATCCTGTTGTCCAAGACTTAACAAGTGTTTCCCACGTAGCTTGTGGGTTAGCAGGATGTGTAGTTAATGCTACGTTTCTGATAGCCACACCCTCAATAATACGGTTGTCTCTTGCATTTCGACTTGTAACTGCCCCTTCAATTGAGAAACCTAACTGACGTGAGATTCCTGATTTTTGAATGGTATTAGCTAACTGCCACATTGATTGAGCATACTTGCTTTCTTTCATAAGTTTAGCTTCCACGAACAAACCTTTATTAAGGTCTACATAACAGTTGTCAGTTGGTACACCAATAATGTATTCTGCATCTTGTTTATGTTCGTAGTTTACCCATCCTTTAGTAACAAAGTAAGAAATGTCAATTCCCTGTGGTAAAATAATGTCTCCTTGCAAGTCAAGGTCAGGCGTTGTAGCATAACCCTGTACATACCATTCACCATCGTTTGCCTGTTCAGATTTCTCTACAGAACCTGCTACGTCAATGGGAACGAAAATATTATACTTCTCTTGCATCTTTGTTCATTCACCACCTAAACTTACATCTGTTTTTAATATAGCAGAACTACCACTAAACAGTTGGACAATTGTAAATAGAGGGTGTTACCCCTCTATTTATTTTTGCCAGTCGTTAGGTTTGTCACCTTTCATACCTTGTTTAGCAGAATTGGTGTTAGTTATGCCCTTACCTTTAATTTGTCCATCTTTACCAACAGATGACTCTCCTTTGCCATTTACGCTAGCTGAGGTGCCATCTAAGCCCTGTTGTTTGTCTTGGAAGCTAATTCCATTAGAATCATCTGCTTCGCCACCAGAAAGCTCTAAGAGCCTGTTAAGCTTATCCTGTTGTTTTTGATAGTTAAATTGTTCTTGTTGCATTAACTGACCGATAGATTGAATTAGAACACCGTCTAAGATTACGTCTCCACCTTTAATTGGCTCCAACCCTTTTTCAGCACGTGCTTCGTTAACTGTTTTAAATACTTTAACTTCTGCTTCAAGAATCTTAATCTTGTCTAATTGAGCACTTAAGTCTCCGCCCCTAAATTGGAATTGATACTTGTCTCCAAACTCAGCAATAATAAAAGTATTTACAGTATCTTCAATAAAGCGTAATAATGGTTGTAACCCTTTATTTTGGGAAGCTTGCATTTTCTCTTTTGAGTTACCCTCATTTAAAGAACCACCTTTAGAACCAGTTGCTCCTCCATTATTCGGGAAGTTAATTTCAGCAGGGTCAATCCCATACAACGCAGAAATTACATTGATTAAATAGTTCAACCATTTTTCAAATTGCATATCATTAGCAGATGGTGTCATGTTAACGAACTTAACGTCTTCTGCGGATACTACTGGGATTTGCCATGAACCATTAATACCTGATAAGGAACTTCTCCATTCTCTACGGAAAATGTCTAGTGCTTGCTGACTTTGTTGTTGTCCTGCTTTAACGTGTAAGATACCACGTGTTGTTCCTCCGTGAGAGAAAAATCGGTCATTAAACGTCTCGGTGTTTTCATGTGCAATAAACTGCTTCAAGGCAATCTCTAGTTCTGGATAACCGTACTGACCTACTTCAATATCAGCACGTGGGTTACGAACAGCAAAAGCCATTTCACGTTCATTAAATTTGGCTACGATTCGATTGTCTAGTACTTGTACAAATCGTTCTCCCTTTTCAATAATTTTTCCTTTACCGTTAGTAGCTAAGAAGATTGTTGTGGGGTCTACGGTATCAAATTTTATAAAGTTACCATCTTTATCGAATACCTTCTCAAAGTTAACTTGGTCATACATATAAGTTGCACGTACCATCTTCTTACAAAAAGCAGTAAAATTATCCCTATTTTGGTCTTTAAATACTGCGGTATTTTCTAGAAAGCTTTCAATTCTTTTAATATTTGCAATGTCATGTGTGGATGGCTCTTGTTCAATATCTTTCAGCCGAACCTCGTAACCTACACCTGTCTCAGAGTTTCTTGCAGGTTTACAATACATAGATACCTGATTTGACCGTGTATTAATAATTGAATTAAGAATGATATTATTACCAAACTTCTTCAACATTTTGTGTAAATCCTGAGAATTTCTAATAGAAGGTTTTGTCTTAAATCCGGGGTTTACTGACATGTCACCAATTATAGGTTGCATGTATGCTACTGGTTTACCATTCATACCTTTCTCTACCGTTTCTGTTAACGGCTGTGCTTGAATTTCTTTAAGCAAGGTTTGGTAGACTTCTTCGCTTTTAACGATGTCAGTATCTTCTTCTACACCCAACACTTTATCTAACCATTTTGGCAACTTGATTACACCTACCTCATATATAAATTTTTATTCTTTGTTTACCGTTGAAGCTACAACCTTCCGGAAGTGTTAGTTCGACTTTGTGCATATCACTATAAAAGAAGCCTTTCTGACTGTCATTGACTACTTCATAGTCCTCTACAGCAACATTTCCTTCTCTATCAACTAATAAAACCTGTTTGTTATCTAAGATTCGTAGTATGCGGTAATTTTTATTATCTATAGCAGTATGAACTTGTACATTGTTTCCACCGTTTTCATAGTAGAGGTGAATAATTAGAATCCAGTCTCCTACAAAACCGTTTTGTTTAGCTAACTGTTTTACTGCTTGCCATGTATCGTCCTGTAAGTATGCCACGTATTCTTACCCCCAAGCATTTGTACTAGTTTAAGTATACCACAGGTAGCCCTGTAACAATTTTTCATCACTGTCTACTAATTTAATATAGCACAAAAAAGAGGGCTAAATAGCCCTCTTAAGTCATGTTACTTAAATGTACCCCATGCTTTCTTACCTACAGGTCGTACAGGGATGTAACGTCCATCGTTTGCATAAATCCAGATGTATCCCTCAGCAGACTTCCAACCAAGGTATCTCACAGATTGTCCCGGATACAATGGTGTAGCTGTTGGAGAAGATAAGCTTGGTTTATTCTTACGAGTAGTAATAGGAGCATTACCATTAATAAACGTAGCTTCTTCCTTCGTAAATCCGGCAGGTAGTTTAGGTTTGCTTCCCCCAACTCTATCTGAACCATATCCACCTTCAATGTCTTGGGAAAGAACCCATCCAAGTACTGTTCCTTTATTTACAATCAAGTATTCTTGATTAGAGTAAGAATAAGAAATTGGTCGTTGTTGTTTAACTTCAAATGTACCGCCTTTGACAAAACTTGCCATTTTTGCACCTTTACTTGATGGAGACCAGTTGGTAGCGTGTTTAAGTACTTTTATTTTCTTAGTGTTTGGTTTTGGAGGAGTACTTCCACCATTTAAACGATACACATACCAACCCATGCTATATGGACAAGTAGTTGCTTCGTTATCTACGTAAACACCGTTAGCCGTTGCTGATTTCCATGTACAGTGAATAATCTGTGTACTACTAATGAAGATAACCACGTGACCTGCGGAACCACCACTTGCACCTTTTTTACCAAAGATAACAATGTCTCCACGTTTAGCTGACCATTCCTGATTTTGTGCAATCAGTTTAAAACCATTTTTTTCTAGCCAACTGTGCATACTATCTGTATTAAGTACCCAACCTGCATCACTAGCCCCTGCCTTACGTAAAGAATCATAGACAGTACCAGAGCAATCCCCTGTGCCATCTGCACCTGTTCGGGAGTAGTTCATTGAGTAAGTAATACCTCGTGCTTTCAGAGCGTACATGTTCGCAATTGCGGTTTCCATGTTAATGTTACTCATAGCTATCACTTCCTGTTTGTTTTTAAGTTACAGTTATAATATAGCATAAGAAAAAGACCCCCTAAAAAGAGAGTCTTTTTTTAATCTATTAGTATTTATTATTTTAGTACCAACCGTTAGCTAACCAGAAAGCTTGTGCATTTTCCCATGAACCATAACGTCCTGCAACATAAGCATCTGCTACACGTTCTTGGTTTTCTGGTGAGTAGTCACCGTTTAAGTAAGATGAATCTAATTGGTAACGTCCAATGTAACGTCCGTTAGTAGCTGAGTAAGAACCGCTAGATTCTTTTTGTGCAATCCATTCTTTTGCTGAGTTAGATGTAACGGCAGGAGCTTGTTCTACTGGTTCTTGAACAACTGGTGCCTGTTCAACTACAGGTGTTTCTTCTACTACAGGCGCTTGTTCTACAACTGGTGTTTGTTCTACAACTGGTGCTTCTTGCACTGGTTGAGCTACAGGAGCTTGAACTTCACCGTTTAATGGTAATAATAGTTTATCTCCAACATAAATCAAGTTAGCATCTGAAACTTTGTCTGCGTTTGCTTGGTGAATTAAGTTAAAATCAATTCCGTAACGATTACCAATAGCTGATAATGTATCTCCGGATTCTACTTGCCAGTAAGTTTGTCCATTTTCTTGGATTTCGTCTGCGTGAGCTTTAGCTCCCAATCCTAATGATAGTCCTAGTCCTAAAAGTCCTAATGTTGCAATTGTCGTTTTCTTCAAGTTGTCGTTCTCCTTTGGGTTGTTTTAGTTTTATGTGTTGCTTACAGGAACTAATATAGCAAATTAGTATTACAAAGGTAGTCCTAAATCATTACAGTTCTATTACATATTATTACAGTAATAAAAAAGACCCACCCGAAGGTAGGTCATTGTACTGTTACAATTTGTTAGTTCCACCAAGTTGTAACTGGTCAGAAATTCCTGTATTCCCTAATGGGTCGGAGCAGTAACGACTTAGGATATAGATGTCTTTACCACGTGCAGGAGATTTAGCATCTAGTGCATGAGCAAAAGCAAATCTACAGTTTCCTCGTTGCGCAATCGTTCCGTCATATAGTTTTTGAATATCAGGAGAAGCCTTGAATGAAGATTTTGTAACGTCAAAACGTACAATTTCTTTATTCGTTTTCTTATCCATAATGAATAAGAAGTGTTTGTCAGAGTTTCTACGTTTAGAAGATAAGTGCCATCCATGTAGTGTTACCTGACCTTTGTCACCTCTGATTACGTCTAAACAACCACGGTTAATTAATGCAGGGGCTTTAAAGACTTTATCTTTTACGTAAAGCTCTTCTTTGCTATCGTTGTTGTAACGTAACAAGAAGTAGTACTCTTTACCCATAAGATTTTGTGGAGTTAAGCCATTAACAGTAAAACCAACTTCTGCCCCGTTAGGGTTAGATGGGTATACTTTTTTAACGTCTTCACGAACTACACGTTTACCTTGGAAACGCCCAATTTCTTTGTTTGTAGCTTTATCCATAAAGTACAACCAGATAGATTGCCCTTTTGTAGACTTGCTAGGAATGAACCATCCTTGTACGTTAAATGCACCAGAGTTTACATTCACAATATCAAAGAATGCTTGACGACCGTTTGTTTGACTAGGCTTAGGTGCGCTGTTATTTCCACCTGCCATAAATTGTTTTGCTTGGCGTACAACTTCGTCTACGTTCATACCTCCGGGACATGCTGTTGAAGTCACTTCGTTATGACCTAAGACATGTTGGCGGTCACATGGGATACCGTAACGTTTACAAATATCTGCTACTAATCGAGCACAGTTTGTAACCGTACGAGGGTCAATTGACCAGTTAGGAGCACCACTTGAATTTAAGTTTTCGATACCGATTGAGCGTTGGTTAGGGTTAGACATCTTAGGAATATCTGCACCACCAGTTCCTCCTGCGTGCCACGCTGCATATTGTTCACCTACGCAACCGATAATCTCTGTTGGAGTAACCTCATAGTGAGCAGATGTACCTGCACTACCACCCGCTACCCATGTGTTCATAGCAACATCCTTGTTTGTTGTTGCGTTGTGATGTAGAACAATGCGGTCAATAGCAATACCGTTACGACTACCAGAGTTCATCAGTTTAGGGTTAACGCTTGTAATTAAACTACTAAATACTTCGCCTGCCATCTTGCAACCTCCTGTAAAAAAAGTCACAAAAAAAGAGTCTTCTTTCCTTGTGCAATGTTAATATAGCACAAGTAAAAAAGACTCTTTTTAATCAGGAAATATTAGTTTTGTTCTAAGAATTGCTCAATTTCATCAATTTTTGTCTCTCCTGTGTAATAGAAAATACATTCCAAGATAGTGGAAGACCGTCCATCTGTAAGGGTTACTTTTTCTCCCGCTTCAATTGCCACATCTAACCCAAAAGATTTATCAGCTCTAATTAAACCGATATTTTTAATAAATTTTAGTACCTCTTTGTCACCATCTGTTACTAAAACATTAGGAATTGGAATCATAACTGACTGGGGTTCTGGTACATGTAGATTGCTTGCAATCAAGGACTCTCTTTTTCCTTGAAGTGCACGCAATTCTTTGATTAATGCTTGGTTTAATGTTACTTTGGTTGTAGGGTTTGCCATTTAGAAATACCTCATGCTTTCTTTAATTTGTTTAACGAGTTCTTGTAGTTCGTGTTTTTCTGCGACTTCATCCACTAATTCGTTAATGACAGCCTCAGCAAGACGTGCAGATTTAACCACGTTGTCTTTTTGGATTGCTAGTTCTTGTTGCTCTTTCTTCTGCTTTTCCATTTCAGCAGTTTTTTCTTCAATCAGCTCTTCTTTACGCTCCATGTATGCTTTAGGTGCGAATACAATGTTTACACGTACTTCTTGTGCTTGAAGGATAGAACTGCATCCGGATAAGTTAGGGTCTACAATGGCATCCCCTAGTGATAGTACCTCTCCGTTTTGTAAAGCTTCGACAAAGAATTTATTGATTTTAATATCGTCTAACCCACGGTCAATAGCTAATCGGAATAAATACTCATATTCGACAGGGTATTCCTCTCTAAAAACTTGGAACCCTAAAAAATAACCTGACATGAAATCATCGGGTTGTGGGTCTTGACGAAGAAATTGATAATTTGAATATAAATCCTTTACAATCTCTGTCAGTTTCTCAATGAACAATTTGTAGTCGGCATCGCTTGCTTTTTCGACTAACAAGTCAGAGAGTGTTTGTTCGTTAATAATTACGTTTTCTTTCTCTGGCAACTCCTGTACATCCCCTTTCAGTATGTTTGTTAACTTCTTCGTTAGCTCAGTTGCCCTTTCAGTTAGCACAACTTGTGCCTTTTTTCTCAAATCAAAAATTGTCTTGACTGTTTGAGCTACAAAAAGATTATAGCATATAAACACAGTTGTTGAGAAGGCTAAAATTAAAAATAACTCAAAAGTTGAAATCATGGCTCCCCAAGCGCTTCCAGTAGGGAACTCTTGGAAATTATATAACAACTACCACTTTTTTTAAGTCCGTATTCTTTAAATAATTCTAGTGCTAACGGGTCATCAGTAGCATCAATCTTAGCACCTAAGCCAAGTTTACGAGCACGTAACAATAGTTGTGTAAATGCTACATAAGCCACTCCACTTGTAAGGTCGTCTGATTGGTAGAAGGCTAAATATAAATAGCTACCCTCTTTACGATAACCTGCCACACCACCAAGTTCTCCGGTTTCTCCTTGAAGAACTAAGTATGAAGAACAATCAGTTGAAAATGCCCCATTTAAACTACCTGCCTCAGTTTTAAGTTTAGCAATTTGTTTTGGGTCTATACCATTATGGTCATCTCCAATAATTGTTTTGCTTAAATCTCTAGCATTTCTTGGCTCAACATTTTCCTTTGTTTGAGTGTCCTTATCTAATGGGTTTTTATTATCATCATCTTCTCCGGAACTGTCTTCGTAGATAGTAGTCGTCATCATTTTACCATTTCTCATTACTTGTCTTTTAACTGGCTTCAACTTTGATAAATCTTTTTGACCACCTTTAATTAAATAGTCATTTAGTGAATCACAACTATCAGCATAGCAGTATAGGTCATAAAAGGAGTTAAAACCATAAGCCTTCACAATATGTGAATAGTCTTTTGATAATTTTTCATTTTCTGATATAACGTACCCGTAGTTTAACTTCTTGCCTAGCATACCTTCTAAAAAGGACTTACTGACTGTAGCTTCTACAGGTTTAAATTCTGCAACAGAGCTAAGAAGATTATCAACAAGAGCTTGGTATTCTTGATTGTCATTCATGTAAACGTCTCCTTTATTGTTATGACAAGAAAAATAACTATTGCTATTATTGACAGGTAGTATAATAGCATACTATTTTTTGTCAATCAATAGCTAATTTGATAAAAATGTCCTATTTTAAATTTTTGTCTCCCTTATATAATATATTATACTATATATACTTAATAACTAGATATAGGTATATAGATATATAGTATTAATATATAAGGACGTAGAAAACTTAAAATAGGACATTTTACTTTTTTAAGTAAACTGAGTAAAAATATCAGGAGGTGTAGGGTTCAATTGAGTAGAAATCCAAAGTTTAACTCTATTAAGGAACTAATATTGACTAGGGGTATCAATGTTAACAATATTAGTACACTTCCTGTTTTTGCTTATACGTATAATATAGCATATCGGATAAATCAGTTTGATTTAGCTAAAGAACATACATTACCTGTTGATGATTTTGTAAACCCATGTCGCATTGCGACATGTGTTACACTGGTCAAGCTAATGCCATATTTATCAGCAACTGCTTTTCTATTTAACCCTACGTATAGATAGTCATACAAAATGTTCCATGACTTATCTGCTAGTAAGGTACTTTTAGGATTTATAGGTTTCCGTTTAAATCCGTATCTCCTTGATATTTTACTTACGGTTGCTTCGGATATTCCGTATTTCTTAGCTACCTCTTTTCTAGGCATAAGCCTCTCTATATAGTCGTGTACTAATTGTTGGTCACGGTTGTTTAGATTAACTGGCTTGCTCGGTATCTTGGCTACACCCAGTTCATTCAAATATTTTGCAACAGATACTAAGGTATCAGCAGTGTAGGGAATTTCGATTAGCTGAATCCCCTGTACATTACAATATTCCTTTTTGGCTAAATCATAGTTCCTCTGAGTCAATAAATCTCTAGAAAAATAACCCGATTCTTCATAATGTTGTATACCATTATATTCAATTGCCACTCGTCCTTGTGGAGTAACAACTAAAAAATCTAAGAACTGCTTACCTAGTTTCGTATTGACAGGTACTTGTGAATTAAATGGAATATCATTCTCTCGTAACAGCGTAGTTACCAGCAATTCTCCATAAGACATACCATAAATTGTTCGTTTACTCCTACGTAAAGTTGTAAAGTCAGTTTTAACTACTTTTCCATATTGGTCTTGTATTGTGATTGGTACGTTTACTCTATAGGACGCATCATGTTCCAGAATGACACACCCCCTCTCTTTAGCAATATGTTCCCAGTATTTTTTTCTACTCGATAGGTCTAAAGAATGGTAGGATAGTTGTTTAGCTCGTCTGAGTCCTGTGTAGCTTATTCTACCAGTACAACCTTCGTATTCTCCTGATACTACTATAAAAGGTATTTTAACGTCATAGCGTTCGTATGGGGCAGTAAGAACAATACCTAGTCTGTCTGCATGCTCATTCAATTGTGCATCAGTTATTTTCATGTGTATTTTCTCCATTTCTAACAAGTTTTTAGTCGAGGTAAGGGCATCTAACTAAGTAGATGCCCTTTTAAGTAAATTGAGTGAATATATCAGGAGGTGTAGGGTTCAACTGAGTGGAAATCCAATCAGAGTTGAATCCATAGTCATCTGCCCCTGTAAATACATTCATCAAGTGTTCATAACCTAACATGGAATAAACACTAGCTTGTGAATACCTCAGACTATATCATTATCACACATTAATTATAACATGTAACAACCCACGCTTCCCCCATAGGAGTTTCACCTATGGGGTATGGGCTTCATAAGCATAGCTTCTGCCTTAGCTCGTATGTCCTAGTCGTTGCACCTTCAAAGAGATTTCTCTCTAAGCTTGGCACAGGATTGTCCTATTAGGAGTTCCCCTGTTAGCATAAGTTCTAGCTACCATTTCCTGTAGTTCCTATACGTAACTTATACACCCTAGATTTCTAGGTTCATGGGTTTTATTGACCACTATTCACAGTGTATGGTCATCACCTTTACGTCCGATGGTTTGTCGGAATCCTGTAGGGGATTTTTCATCCTCTTCATCACGAATTACTACATTTCCCCAGTGTTCAATGTAAAGCATTAGTTCACTATCCATTTTGTGGTAGAAACCAATAACTCCATCTTTCATGTTTGAGATGTATCGTTTATTCTGCATTAGCTTATCAGCAGATACCTTGTTACCTTGAACATTCCAACTTGGTACTAAGTTACCTGTAGATTTAGGTGTAGATGGATATACACAACCAAATACACGGTCTTTACCATAAATCTGAATCAGTTTAGCAACTTTATCACCAGAGTCACCAACATCGGCAACGATAATATCAGGTTCGTATGGTGCTAGTTGTAATCTAATTGACTGAATATCTGTATCAATTGCATCAGGGTTTAATGGGTTAGCTTTACCTACAGAGAACAATTTAATTAAATCTACTTGACCATTCATTCTAACGCCATGAATGGATACCCAGTGTCTGTTTCCCCAGTCAATGCCTACAGAGATGAACTTGTAATCTCCACGGTCTCTAGGGGACTCTGGGAGGTCTCCACGTCTGTTACGTTCTACGTCACCGGCATTAACAGTAAGTTTTTGGTCAGCATATGGATACGAACTACCGCTACTTTCGTAGTATTTTGTTACTGCTCTTGGCAGTCGGACTAGACTATATCATCAACCTATTTTTTGGTTTAGGTTGCTCTGCTTTACTTCCTCCTAAGAGGTTTTCTTATCTAGTTCTCACTAACCCCGTTTGGTTAGCTACCTAGAAATTTAGTCGTTAGGCATTTACAAGCTTACGCTTGATTTAGCACGGGATTCCCTCTTTCCTTTTCAGGAGGCAGGGTCTCTTATCAGGATATTGGTTATTTTCCTATGCCCGTTTAACAGAGTTTTCGACAATTGTTACCAATTGAAGGGGCGTTACTCACCCAACGTATAGTTATAGAATGCTTGTTTTGATAATGATGTTAATTCTTTTGTTTTTAATTGGTCAGCAGATACCCAAACAGCGTTCATTTGAGAAATCATGTATCCTCTAATACCTAAACCATTTTTAGTACGGTCTGGATATTTAGGAACCCATATACCATTGTACCAACGGTCTAATGGTTCTCCACATTTTTGACAAACGAATTGGAAAGAGCCATCTACAACAGTTTTAGCAATTGGGTCTACCCCTTTAGGATTTACACAAAGGATGTTCCCTCTGCGTTCCACTGGTGCCTCCGGTACATAGTCTTCATAGTTCATTTGGTTATAATGATTGCACTTATCACATTTGTGTAGATACCAGTATTGGTCAGACTGTTCAAACAAAGCATGGATGCCCACATCGGGTGCGCTCGGTGTTGACCAACGAGTTACAATCTTATAAGGTGAAGATGACATAGATTCCAATGCAGAAGCTTCAGCTAATGCAGGAACACGGTCGTACTCGTCCATAGATAGATAGTCAATATCGACCCCTTCTACAGCTCCCGGTTTAGAACTTGAACGGAAGTATAGAAAACTATTACGAATCTTCTTAGCCTTTAATGAGTCTACTTCTGGGTCAATAATCGTACTGTAATACCCACGTTGTAATACTGGGTCAAGACGTGTTTGTACGAATTTAGTCATTTGTTCATTTGTCGAATCTACCGTAGTTTTCACTATACTTTAACACTGCCCTTAGCAGTCGGACTAGACTATATCATACCCTATCTGATAGGGCTTCTGCGTTACTTCTTGCAATATGTTTTCTATCTTTTTACGAACGCAATCCTCTGACATATTGCCTCGTATTCTTAATAAGGTAAAACCATTTTTCTTAGCAAAATCGTTTTTTATGTTATCTCTTATTTTTTGGTATTCAAATGCGGTTTTTCCTCCAAAAAACTCAATAGGTTTGTAGTGCTGTTCACCTCCTTATTTTTAATATCAGAGTTTATATTGCAAGTTTTCTTACTATAGCTTACTATCTTGGTCAAGTAAACTATAAATTTTAGTCGTTAGGCATTTACAAGCTTACGCTTGATTTAGCACGGGATTACCTCTATCCTTTAAGGACTTAGGCTCTCTTATCAGCTTATTCCTCCTTACAAATGAGTAAGGTTGGTTATTTTTGTGTACTTTCAGCTTTGCCCGTTTAACAGAATTTTTCAAAGGTCATTACTGACCTAAGCCCCAATTAGTTTAGGGAAGGTATACAAACACTTAACTGCATCGTAACTATGTGTATCTGCAAAGTGTAGCATGGTTCCTACACCCATTTCACTTAACCCAAGCTGTCTACTTTTGATTACAGCTTTAGTTCGATGTTGGTCATTAATAATTTTTACTTGCCAAGGTCTATGTGCTTGGGCTTTTTGTTGGTCACGTCCGGAAATCATGAATGTAATCGGATGATTACGAACGGAGTGGTTTCTTAGTAAATATGTGGACGGAGTTAACATGTCTGTGATGTAGGCAAGCTGTGCAGTTGTTATTTTGTCCGTCCCATACATTTCTTTTGCCATTTTAGCAATATGTTGTGCTTTATTTGTCATTAAAATGTTGCTTCGTTTTCTTTGTTCATTTGGATTTCCTTATCCAATAGCATCTTATCAATTTCTTCATCTGATAATTTAGCTAATTCTTCCAACGAAACAACTTCCTCCTCCTCTCCGTCTATGGTAACCTTTTCAGTGCTTACCTTGTCTGCAATAATATCTTTTTGCGTAGCACTAAGAGCAGGTAACTGACCAGTTCCCTCTTGCATTCCTGCATTGATATTATTAATCTGCATGTAGATTTGGAATAGACGGGTTAAATCCCCAACGTCATCTATATCTATTGAACCTGCCATAACTTTAGCCATGAACTGGTTAATTAACGTGAGAGAAGCGTTATTAAACGTGTCACGTAATCGTTGTTCGGATGTACGTTCCATTTTCTTTTGTTCAGCATTTTCTTTAATACGGTCTGCCATACTCATGTGGCTGTTCCTCCCCCTTTTTACTTGTATACGCATAGCAAGACCGTATGTCTTCGCACATGTTCAATCGTACTAAATCTGACATCTTACAGCTTACATGTGCTGTAGTAACTATTGCAGAACCATTAGTAAGAACAAGTCTAGACAACGGTCTTCCACATACTGCACACATCCGTGTAGCACTTGCTATGCGTTTATCCCCTTTTCGTATATTTGTTGTCTTTTGAGCTTTGCTAAAAATATACTGCCTTTTTTGCTTTATTTCTTCTCTTGTAAGGGACATATCCTCCACCCCTTATTAATTATTTTTTGATTAACGCTTTTATCTCTTTTAAATCACGCAGTGCTTCATGAAGCTGTTGCTGTAGATTATCTTTCTTTTTCCTCTGCTCATAAGAATCAAAGATAATACTAGCTATCCAAGCCCACAAAGAACCCCCTACAAGCATTGTTGCTGTAAAGTGTTGTTCTAAGCCTAGCATATCTGCAATCAGCTTACTTGCACAAATCATGATGATAACAAAGATGGTGATAAAAATTGATTTGTATAATAATTTTTTCCGTACCTTCACTTTTTCTCACTCTTCCGTTTGTATTTTTTAGCCTACATATTTAATCTAGCACACCTGATTATAAAGGCTTTGGTGTACTATATTAAAGATAGCTCTAGGAAAGAAGAGAGGCGATAGAATGTACCGACTAGCATTTATTGCTATGTTATTGCTACAGTTGTTCGTTTACTCAGCATCCTACTATGTCACCCGAGCTATACAGTACAAAAAACTGCAAGCAGATTTAAGTCCTTTGGCATCGTATAAGTATCTTTTGATATTATACGGACTTAGTGTTGGTAGCGTGGTTATGCTCTTCATTGGGCTGTATACTCCAATTATTTACCTTGTCGGATGTATTCTGGGCATAGGCGGTTACATGTGGTTTTCTAACTGACCGGGAGATTGAGCTATACAACCGAGAGGGGGAGCACAAATGAACGATTACCAAATAGGTGACCTAGTATTAAGACTGCAACGATTGGAAGACAAGCTCCAGCATGGAGAACTAACTGAGAAGGGCATTAAACAGGACAACACAGAACTGAATAATGCAGTTAGTGAATTGAAGGACATCGTTAACAGTCTTGATAAAAGGTTAGCTGTTCATGAAGAGAAATATTCACATCTTACGTACCAGATTACAAAACTGGAAGAAACCATTGATGCTCTCGAAGGTGTAAACGACAAAGAGTTTGACCATAAAAGAGACATCGTGGAAAACATCTTCATGATTGTTCTCGGTGCGGTTGTGACTTACGTGTTCAGCATTTTTAAACCATAGAATATGTTATACTTATACTGTAATTATAGCATATTCTGAAAGGAGAAATTATAAGTGAACTATCCAACACACGAAAAGGTCGCAGAAATTACAGTAGGTACTGACAAGGTTTACCTATTTCCACGCTATATGGGCGGAACTGTAGTTGATGCACTAACACAAGCTAATGGCTCTGTCAGAGGTAAAGAATTAACTTTCTTGCCTGTTCATACAGGTACTGATAGAACAACAGGTATTCGATACTTAAATCTACGTCAAGCTACTTTTATTGACTACAAGATGGTAGGGGTACCTACTACAATTACTGACTTGTATTTAGCTCCTAAAGATGAAACTGAGGAAGCTAAAGAAGCTAGAGAGTACACAATCAAGGAATACTTTGAAACACGGTAAGAGGGCATTTTGCTCTCTTTCTTTTTATCTAAAAGTGAATTGTCAGAAA